GCAGTACTGATCGATTTGCAGGTTGCGGTGCCGTGGGTGGCATCCATGAGGGCCAAGAAGCCCGACGCCGCACGAACGACCGTCGCGCATGAACAGGCTGAGCGGCTTCGTATCGCCAACGCGAAATCCCGCCGCGAGCTCATCCCGGCTGACGAAGTTCAAACGGTAGAGCAGGCGATCGCGGCTGAACTCGCTGAGGGCCTGGGCTCGCTACCACAGCGCATCAGCGCGGATGCGGAAATTCAGAAGAAGGCATTGGATGAGTGCAACGCGCTCCGCGACCGGATCGCCGCGAGGCTCGGCTCTCTCGCGCCGGACGCAGAGGTTGTGCCGATCGCTGGAGGCAATTCTTCGGGCGCCGCCTGATCGCACGCCCGCGCAATGGGCCGATGCGTGCCGCGTGTTGCCGACGGGCACTCCAGAGCCGGGACCCTGGCGCAGCGATCGCACGCCGTACATGCCGCCGATCTACGACGCGCTGTGCGACTATCGACGCGAGGCCGTTGTCTGCGGCTCGCAAATGGGCAAAACGGGCGGACTGCTGAATGTCATCGGCCGCGAGCTCGACGACGCGCCGGCGCCCATCCTGTATGTCGGTCCGACGAAGAACAATGTCAGCACCGTCATTAATCCTCAGGTGACGGCGATGCTGAAGTCGGCGCCGTCTCTTTGGGCGAAGACCGATCGCTCGCGAAAGTCACAAGGCCTATCCAAGACGGTAGCCGGCGTCAGTCTCCGGCTCGCCTGGTCCGGCTCGCCGACAGAATTGGCCTCGCAGACGGCGAAGTACGTGCTCATCGATGAGTACGACCGTATGGACCCGATCCCGGGCGAGGGCGACGCGTTTGCGCTCGCAGAGGCGCGCAACTCCAACTACTCGGGCGGCCGCGGAATCGCGACCTCCACGCCGACCGAGGGAAACGTGGATGTCGAGCGCCACCCCGAGACCGGCATAGAGCACTGGAAAGTGGCCGACGCGAAAGACGTGCTCAGCCCGATCTGGCGGCTCTGGCAGGAAGGCACGCGCTTTGAGTGGGCCGTGCCGTGTCCGCACTGCTCGCAGTACTTCATCCCGCGGCTGCGGCACCTGTGGTGGCCGAAGGATGCCGATGGCAAAAGCTGCAGCCCGCGCGTCGCGAAGAAAGAGGCGCGGCTCATCTGCTCGACGAACGGCTGCCACATCGAGGACAGTGCGAAAGCGGCGATGAACGCCGCGGGCCGCTACCTCGCGCCGGGCCAGAAGGTAGTGGACGGCAAAGTGGTGGGCGAGCCGCCGGACTCCGATACGGCGAGCTTCTGGATCTCCGGCTTGTGCTCGCCCTGGAAGACATTCGGCGACCGCGCCGCTGATTACATTCGGGCCACAAACAGTGGCGATCAGGAACGGATCCGGGTCGTCATCAATACCGGCTTCGGCGAGCTCTACGCTTTCCGCGGAGATGCGCCGCCCGCAGCAGCGGTCAGAAAGTGCGCGGGGCCCTACAACGCGGGTCAGTTACTCGCCGGTGCGCGCGTTCTCACGTGCGGCGTCGACGTGCAGAAGAAGCGCCTCGTCTACGCGGTGCGCGCCTGGGGCTACTCGATGGAGTCCTGGCTCATCGATTACGGCGAGCTGTGGGGCGAGACCGAGCACGCGCCTGTGTGGGAGGATCTCGCCGAGTTGCTCGAGCGCACGTACGGCGATACCGAGGGCAAGCCCGGGCTGCCGATCCGGCGCATGGGCATCGACTCCGGTTACCGCCCCGGCGATAAGTGGCGACGACCGGACAACCTGATCTATGACTTCTGCCTGCGATATCGGCGTGCGGTGCCGACGAAGGGCCGCGATCGGCTGAACAAGCCGCTGCAGCCGTCGCTGATCGATGTGACGTTTCGCGGCCAGGTCCATAAGAAAGGCCTGCAGCTGTGGCACATCGACAGCGACTACTTCAAGTCGTGGGTGCAGGGCCGAATCGTGTGGCCGGAGGATCAGCCCGGGCGCTTCTGGGTGCCGCAGGACGTCACCGAGGACTACTGCATGCAGCTGACGGCCGAGGCGCGCGTGCCGAAGCCTTCGGGTCTTGCGACGTGGGTGAAGATCCGCGCCGAGAACCACTACCTCGATTGTGAAGCGATCAACGTCGCGATGGCGCAGTCGCTCGGCGTGCATCGCCGGCGCAAGCCGCAAGCGGTTGACGCGAAGCCCGCGCCGGGCGATGCGATCAGCGATGGGCCGTCCGATGAACCAGTGCCCGAGCGGGTGCCGGCGCCGAGCCCGCGGCGACAGCCCTTTGCGCCCTCGCGGCGCCGAAATTGGACCACGAATTGGTAAGGATCAATGTCCAGCACGTTCTACACATGGGAAGGCGTTCTCGGGCAGCAGGCCGCCCGGATTCCCTATGTCGCCGGCATTCCCGCGCAGTTTCTGCAGGGCGATTCGGTCACGTGGAACGACAACTCGTTCGTCGATACCAACGGCGTCGCATACGACAGCGCCGGGTACTCGATGCAGTACGTCATCGCCGGCCCCATCGGCACACCGCTGGTGCTGGCGTCGGCGCCGAACGGGATCGGCTGGAAGACCTCGATCACGACGGTGCAGACCGCGGCGCTTGTCGCCGGGCTGTACTGGTGGACCGCCCAGGTATTCGCGACCGGTGTTCGCCTGACGCTTGCGCAGGGCGAACTGCGGGTGAATCCGGACCTTGCGCTCGTTGGCGCGAACTATGACGGACGCAGCCAGGCGGAAATAGCGCTTGATCAGGCGCTCGCCGCCTTCGCCCAGTTCTCGGCAACGAACGGTCGTGTCAAGGCCTATACGATCGGGCACCGGTCGATGACCTTCGAAGCACTCCCCGATGTGCAGAAGTGCGTGGACTTCTGGCGCGCACGCGTCGTCACGGAGAAGTCCAGGGCCGGCGGGGCGCGCGACCGCCAGATCCATGCTCGCTTCGACAGGACACGCTGATGGAACTCAATGTCGACTCCGTCCTGCAGGGTATCGCACGCCTGCAGGGCGCCGATGCAAAGCCGGAGCCCGCGCCGCGACGCATGCCTGCCGGGATGTCCACGCGCATGTACGCGAATGCCGTCCCGACACGGCTGAATCAGGGATTCCCGAGCTACAACACGAGCGCCGATGCCGAGCTCGTCACGAGCCTGCGCAATCTGCGCTCACGCTCGCGGCAGCTCGTGCGCGATGCGGCCTACGCGAAGAACGCGAAGCGCATCATCGTGAACAATGTGGTCGGCACCGGCATCAAGCTGCAGGCGCTCATCCAGAACACGCGTGGCGGGCTCAACGCACGCGTGAACAACGCGATCGAGGAAGCCTGGCGCGACTGGTCGACGGCTGAGAACTGCCACACCGGTGGCAAGCTCCACTTCCACGACATCGAGCGCATGGCGATGGGCCAGGTGTTCGAGGCGGGCGAGATCTTCATCCGGATCCACCGGCGCAAGTTCGGGCAATCGGTGGTTCCCATCGGGCTTGAGGTAATCGAGCCCGAACGGGTTGTCGACGGCTACGCGCAGCCCTCGCAGGTCGCCGGCAACGGGCAGATCCGGATGGGCATCGAGGTCGATGAGTTCCGCCGCCCGATCGCGTACTGGATCCGCGACCTGCACCCGGGGGACGTGCGGCTCAATGTCGAACGGACGGACCGCGCCGAGCGCGTGCCGGCGGCCGACATCTTCCACATCCACATCATCGACCGTTGGCCGCAGACGCGCGGGGAGCCCTGGCTCCACTCGGTGGCCGGCAAGCTCGGCGACATGAATGGCTACAGCGAGGCGGAGATCATCGCCGCGCGCGGCGCGGCGAACTATCTCGGCATCATCGAATCGGCCGAAGACCCCGAGTCGATGGGCCAGAAGACGGAAGACGGCTCGATCGAGATGGGCATGCAGCCCGGCTCGTTCCTGCGCACGCTGCCGGGCGAGAAGGCCAACTTCCTGACGCCGAACCGCCCGAACTCGGCGATGGATCCGTTCATGCGCTTCATGCTGCGCGAGATCGCCGCCGGAACCGGCGTGTCGTACGAGAGCCTTTCGCGCGACTACTCGCAGAGCAACTACAGCTCGACGCGCCTGGCGCTGCTCGATGACCGGGATGTGTGGCGAGCGCTGCAGGCATGGTTCATTCGCTCGTTCCGCGCACGGCTGCATCTTGAGTTCATGCAGGCGGCGGTGCTCTCGGGCGCCATTGCGGAAGTCCCGAAGCAGGCCTACGCGCTCGATATCAAGCGCTATACGGCAGCGATCATGCGGCCGCGCGGCTGGAGCTGGATCGACCCGACCAAGGAAGTCGCCGCCTACAAGGAAGCCGTCAAGGCGGGCTTCACGACCGTGGGCGCGGTCATTGCGCAAACGAGCGGCGGCGAGGATCTCGAGGACATCATGACGATGCGGAGTGACGAGTTGCAGTTCATGGACGAGCTCGACCTCGCATTCGACACCTCGCCGGAGGTCTATGTGCCAGCCGAAACGCGCGGCCAGATGATCGTCGGCCCCGACGGAAGCGTGCAGCCCGCGCAGTCGACGGCCGTCGGCGCCGCAGGCCCCGGGCAACCTGTCCCGCCCGAACCAGAACCGGAACCGGCATCCGTGCCAGCTGACGATACCGGCGATGAGCCGGCCGGTGCCGAGGACGATGAAACTGCAGATCGCGGCGTTCGCCGCATGGCCCGCATCCTGCGATTCTCGCGAGGGTAGTACTCATGGCAACTGAAGAGATCCGCCTCGACTACAACGAGGGGGCGCGCATCGGCGTGCTCACCTTTCCCAACGGACGCCAGCTCAAACTGTCGAATGTGAGCAGGGAGCAGGCCGAGGAGTTCGTGCGCAAGAACGGCGCCGAGTTCCAGCGTCGGGACTGCGTGCTGTTCACCGACGGGGGCGTGCTGACGCGCGCAGCCAACCATGGCTAAGCCAGACAGCCGCACGCGCTCGTTCTCGTTTTCGAGTGAGACGAAGGTCGATCGCTGGTTCGGTTACGAGATTCTAGATCACAGCCCGGGCAGCGTTCGCATGGACTTCATGCAGAGCGGCCGCGCGCCGTTCCTGATGTATCACGACCAGCGCCAGATCGCCGGAATCATCGAAGCGGCGAACATCGGCAAGGACCGAATGGGCCGGGGCGATGTCCGCTTTGGCCGCAGCGACCTCGGGGAGCGCGCGCTCATCGATGTCGACGACGGCATCCTCTGCAACACCTCAGTCGGTTACCGCGTGTACGAACTGCAACTGGAGACCATGTCGTCGGATGACATGGACACGTACCGCTGCATCGACTGGGAACCGCTCGAGGTGAGCGGCGTCGGCGTGCCAGCCGATACCACGGTCGGAATGGATCGATCTTCCGGAGCCGGACCACCCGGCCGATTTACCTCTACCGCAGATACCGAAGCCCGCACCACGCGGGCTTCTTCATTTTCGGCCCCCGCGGGCCAATCACTGGAGCACAACTCAATGGCTGATTCCACGAACGCCGCGGCGGGCAATAGCGCCGAGTCGACTCGAGCGGCAGAAACGGCTTCCGCAGCGGCCGCAGTGGCCCGGGCAAACGCGAATGCCGAGACGCGCGTGTCCATGCCGAACGGCCCGAGCGCGATCGAGCTGGAGAACATGCGCGTCAAGGCGATCAAGAACCTGTGCAAGGCGAACAACTTCGACCAGGCGCAGGAGCTGCGCTGGATCGGCTCCGGCATGTCCTTCGATGCCGCATCGGATGAGATGCTTGCGATCATGCAGGCGCGCGGCAAGGCGAACGAGCGCCAGGTCGTTTCGCATCTCGACCTGAGCGCAGCCGACGTGCAGCGCTTCTCGGTCATGCGCGCCATTCGCGCGATTGCCGACAAGGACTGGAGCAAGGCGGGCTTCGAGGCCGAATGCTCTCGCGAGATCGGCACGCGCCTCAACAAGGCCCCGGACAACCAGAAGTTCTATGTGCCCTTTGATGTGCAGCGTCGCGCCATCTCTCCGCAGGCGCTGCTGTCACATCGTCGGGCGCTGAGCGGCGGCGATCTGCTGAATGCCGGTCCGCTGCAGACTCGTGCCGATGTCGTCGGCACGCTCAGCACCGGCGGCTACCTGGTCGAGACGGCGAGCCTCGGGTTCATCGAACTGCTGCGCAATCGCTCAGTTGCGTTCCGCCTGGGCGCATTGCCGCTCTCCGGTCTCGTCGGCAACGTCAACGTGCCGAAGCAGACGGGCGCGGCGTCGGCGTTCTGGACGACGTCGGAGACGAACCAGATCACGGAGAACGAGCAGACGTTCGGCCAGATGTCCCTGACGCCGAAAACGGTCGGCGCGTACACGGAGATCAGCCGCCTGCTGCTCCTGCAGTCGAGCCCCGATGTGGAAGGCATCGTGAATGCCGACCTTGCCGCCGTCACGGCGCTCGCCGTCGACACGGGCGCGCTGAATGGCACCGGCGTTGCGGGCCAGCCGCTCGGCATCATCAACACGACGGGCGTCGGTACGGCCTCCGGCATGTCGACGATCGCCTACCTCGGGCAGCTCAACTTCCAGGTGGCCGTTGCGAATGCGAACGTGGTGCCTGTGAAGGGCGCCTACGCCACCACGCCGACCGTCGCGTCACTGCTCATGCAGCGCACGCGCTTCGCGAACACGGCGACGCCGCTGTGGGATGGCAACCTGTGGGACGCCAACGGCCCGCTGGGTTGCGCAGGCTTCCCGGGCATGTCGAGCAAGCAGATCCCGACGGGCGACATGCTCTTCGGTGACTGGAACTCCCTCGTGATCGCCGAGTGGGGCGTGCTCGAGATCGAGGTCAACCCGTACGCGGGCTTCCAGGCCGGCATCATCGGCATTCGGGCACTCATGACGGTCGACATCGGATTGCGCTACCCCGGCGCGTTCTGCATCGGCACCTCAATCACCTGAAAAAAGGAGCGAGGTCTCCACCGATGTCCGAGCCGCTGTCACTGACGACGGCTCGGTCTTTCGATGAACTCGTGAACGACATGATGATGAAAAACACGCGTGAATGGGTGCAGGTCACCGCAGGCTTCGTTCTGCAGGGACGCAAGTCCGCCGAGATCGGCGAAAAGATGCAGGTCTCGCGATCCTTCGCAGCCGAGCTCATCGCCTGTGGCAAAGCCGAACGCATCGACCCGCCCGGGCCGCGGCCTCAGGCGGAAACAGATCCGCACTTCATTCCGCAGATCGATCCTGCGGCCGCCGAGGCGGCGCGTATCAAGGCCGATGCGGATGCCGCGGCCGCCGCAGGCGGCAAGAAGAAGTAGGCAACCACCGGGCTGACGCCTTCAAGGGCGACCTTCGAATCTCTTTCCCCAATTCAGGAGTTACTTCCATGAGCGATGCATTTCAGCGCGACGATGAGGTTCCGACCCAACTGTTGCCGCCCGCCTCGTGCGCCAATACCGCCGCGGCCACTTCCGGCAACGGCTTCTGGACGGATCTGTCCGCCTACGAGGGTGATGTACTCGTCACTCAGACAATCGGTGCGGTGACGGGATCCATCACCGGAAAGCTGCAGGCCGCAGACGATGCGAATGGCCTGAATGCAGCCGACATCACGGGCGCGACGTTCACCGCGGTGAGCGCGGCCAACAACGTGCAATCGATCGCGATCAACGCGCGCGGCACTGCGAAGAAGTTCATCGGCTATGTCGGCACGATCGTGACGGGGCCCGCGCTCGCCGGCGTCGTCGCGCATGGCGTGAAGAAGTACAACTGATCCCACGCTTCCCGTGTTCACCGAGACGCTCGAAACCTTCATGCAGGACTTCGGCGTCCCGGTGCTCTACGGCTCGCAGCGAACGACCGCGCTCTACGACTCGCCCGATATGCAGATCCTCAGCCAGCGCGCGCAGACGACCGGATACCGGATCGAGTACCCGGCGACGGACCTTTCCGGATTGAAGCACGGCGATGAGCTCGTCATCGGCACCTCGCCCGGTTGGAAATTCGACGCCGCCGGCGACATGGTTTTCGTCGGGCCTTCGCCGGAGCTCGCGGTCACAGGCCAGTTCCGTGTGCTCGGTACGCCCAACATGCTGGACAACGGCGCTTTCATCGAAGCGCAGCTCGAGCGCATCGCGTGACGACCGCTCGTGAGGGCATCCTCGCCGCGCTCGCAACACTTGCGGGCACGGTACCCGGCGCCACGTTCTACCGATCGCGCGAGGCGGCGGTCGCGCGCAGTGAGGGCAGCGCCATCGTGCTCGCCCCCGAGGATGAGCCCGTAGAGCTGCGCACGGCCGCAAGCCCGGTCGCGCTGCGTAATCTGACGGCGCTCTTCACGATCCTCGCGCGCGGCGAAATTCCTGACCAGGTCGCCGACCCGATCATCGAATCCCTGCACCGCAAGCTGATGGCGGATCGAACGCTCGGCGGCTTGTGCGCGCTGCTCACGGAACACAGCACGAAGTGGACGTACGAGGTCGCCGACCTCACGGCCGCCGCGATCGAGATCCGCTACGTCGTGCGCTATGCAACGTCCGCCATCGACCTGTCGCTGCTGACCTGACTTCTTCCGCTCTGGTTTCCCCGTCAAGCCCGCCCTACGCGGGCTTTTCCTTTTTTGGAGCCTTCACATGCCCACCCCGCAATACATCTTCGGCACAGGCGTCGGCTGGTGCACGCCGCTCACCGATTCAACCGGTGCCCTGATCGCGAACCCTGCGCCGTTCCTCATCGCAGGCCTTCAGAACATCAGCCTCGATCTGTCGGCCGAGATCAAGGAGCTCTACGGCTCGAACGCCGCAGCGCTCGCGATCGGTCGCGGCAAGCAGAAGTACGCCGTCAAGGTGCAGAACGCGCAGGTCAACGGGCGTATCTGGAACTCGCTCTTCTTCGGCCAGACGCTCACGGCCGGAATCTACGACGCCGTCTATGATCAGGTCGGCGCGCTCATCCCGGCGACGCCTTTCCAGATCACGCCGACGCCACCCTCGAGCGGCACATGGGGCTACAACCTCGGCGTGCGCGATGTGAACAATCTCGCCTACGCGCGCGTCGCGAGCGGCCCGACGACAGGTCAGTATTCCGTTGCCGCGGGCGTCTATACGTTCGCCGTGGCGGATGTCGGCAAGACCGTGTACATCGACTACAACTACACGGCGACGTCCACCGTTGCGCAGAAGATGACCATCGGCAATCCGCTGATGGGGCAGGCGCCCACCTTCCAGTTCGACATGAAGATCCCGTATGGCGGCAACGTGTTCAACGTGACGCTGTTCTCCTGCGTCGCGACGAAGGCAGGGCTCGCCACCAAGCTCGACGACTTCGTCTATCCCGAGTTCGACTTCTCGGCTCAGGCGCCCGGCGGCGCAAACATCGGCGTCATGTCATGGAGCCAGTGAAGATCGAGCCCTACCGCACGCTGCGCGAGGGCATCGAGTTTGCGTTTCGAGGCGCGGCCCCGGACGAGGACGGACTTCCGGGCCCAGACCTCTTCGAGATCGATCTCGTCGTTCCGCCGCTCAACTTCGATTCGATCAAGGCGCTGCAGGCGCGTCTCGAGAAGTTCAACGGCGGGGTCGGGATCGAAGCGATGGACACGGTGCGCGTGGCGCTCAACCACGCGCTTCGGCGCAACTATCGCGGCGTGCCCGACTGGCTCATCGGGCAGACCGTCGATCCTGCGAACATGCTCGACATGTTCGTCGCGCTGATGGACCTCTCCGGTCTCAAGCGCAAGGAGATCGAAGAGGGAAAAGCGAAGGCGGCGCTGGCAGCAAGTTCAGCTGGGACGACCTTTACGTCTACCTGATCGCCTGCACGCATCACACGTGGGAGCAAGTCGGATGGGAATGGGACTTCCCCCGGCTCGAGGCGTGGAATCGCGTCACGGGCGGGCTCCCGCCGCTTTCGAACATGGTCGGGAAGTTCCTCGGCTACCAGCCTCTTCAGGCGCCCTCCAGTTCCACCGCTTCATTGGAAGACCATGCCGCGAGACTCATCAATCAGCTCGGCGGCGTACTCGGCTGAGGCTCGTCCATGACTGACGTCAGTTTCTCCATCAGCGGCGACAATACCGGCTGGCTCAAAGCCATTTCAGAGTCGAAGGCCGCCGCCGTCGAGGCGAAGGAGCAGATCCAGTCGCAGTTCGAGAGCGTCAGCGGCGTCTTCGAGAAGATCACGAGCGCGCTCGGCCTCTTCACCGCCGCGCTCGCCGGGGGCGCCGCCTTCAAGGAAGTGATCGAGAAGACGGTCGAGCTGACGACCGACGCCATCAACCTCGGCCGCCAGTTCGGCATCTCAGCAGCTGAAGCCTCCGTCCTGAAAGTCGCGCTCGGCGATGTCTTCGTCACGCAGGAGCAGCTCTCCACCGCCGGCAACGCCGTCACGCGCACGCTGCGCGAGCACGAGGATGTGCTCAAGGACCTCGGCGTCGCCACGCGCGACCAGAACGGCAACTACCGCAACACCCTCGACGTCATTATCGACGTCAACGAGAAACTGTCGCAGCTCAAGGAAGGCACGGACCGCAACGTCGAGGGCCAGCGCATCTACTCGCGCGCATGGGGCGAGATCGCGCCCACCATCCGGCTGACCGCCGAAGCCATGGAAGAAGCGCAGACGCGCGCAGAGGAACTGGGCCTCGTCATCGGCACGGAGGACGTCGAAGCCAACATGCGCTATCGGCGCGCGATGAACGACTCGAAGGATGTCACCGAGGCGGCGGCCAAGGCCATCGGGGATGAGCTGCTGCCGGTCCTGAGCAGCATGAGCGAATCGGTGAACGAGAGCGGCTCGGACATCGTCGCCTTCTTCCGCTACGTCGGCGCCGCAGTCGTCACGATCTACGAGGGGCTGCGCAACGGTGCGGTCGTGATCTACGAAGCCATCCGCATGGTCGTGCAGGGCTTCTGGGACCTGTTCTCGGGCTTCGCGAATGCGGTGGCGCGCCTCCTGGTGTTCGACTTCTCGGGTGCGAAGGCGGCCTGGAAGCAGGGCTGGGATGACTTGAGTCGCATGGGTGACGATGCCCTCGACAAGATTGCGAAGAGTTCCGAGGCGGCCAACGAGCGCATCATCAACGCCTGGGCCAAGGCGTCCGGTGCGCCGGATGTGAATTCGAACCTGGGGCCGCGTCCGACGGGCGAGGCCGCCACCGATGCCGACCCAAAGAAGTCGCGCGTCGCCGAGTGGCAGGCCACGCTCGATGAGCAGAAAGTAGCCTCCGCCGAGCAGGCGCGCGAGCAGGGCGAGTTCATCGAGTTCAGCAAGGAAGCCGAGCGCAACTTCTGGCAGAACATCCTCGAGACGCAGAAGGTGAGCGCGGCGGAGCGCATCGAGCTGCGCAAGAAGGTCGCCGAGCTTTCGCTGGCGATCGACAAGGATGCCTTCGACGCGCAGATCGCAGGCCTCAAGGCACAGGAGGCGGCTTACAAGAACAATACCGATGCGCGTCTGGCGATTGCAACTGATCTCGCCGAGCGCATGAAGGCGGCCTATGGCGAGGATTCCAGGCAGTATGCCGAAGCCAGCCAGCACATCATCGAGATCGAGCGCCAGAAGCAGGCGCAACTGCTGGAAGTGAAGCTGCAGGCGCAGGACATCGAGCGGCAGCGCCAGCTCGCCGAGGTCGACTGGGCCGAGAGTGAGGCGCGCCTGCTCACCGAAGTCGGCGCCCAGACGAATGCCGAGCTGCTCGCGCAGGAGCAAAAATTCGAGACGCAGCGATATCAGATCCGCCGACAGGCGCTCGAGGGCCAGCTCGCACTCGCCGAGGCGGATCCCGACAAGAACCCCGTTGCGATCGCGAAGATCAATGCGCAGCTCGAGCAGCTCGAACTGCAGCACCAGACCAAGATGGGCCAGGTCCGTGACCAGCAGGTCAAGGAATACATGAAGGACTGGACCTCGCTTTTTGCAACGATGCAGAGCGGGTTCGCGAACGTCCTGCAGGGCTTCCTCGACGGCACGCAGTCCCTCGGCAGCACGCTCAAGGGCCTATGGAAGGCGATCGAGCAGAGCGTCACGCAGACGCTGGCGAACATACTCGCGCGCAACATCGCCAACGCCATCCAGTCGAAAATCATCGCCGCTGCGACCGGCAAGTCGATCATCTCAGGGCATGCCGCAGAGGCCGCCGCGGCCGCGTACAAGAGCGCTGCCGCCATCCCCTACGTCGGCTGGATCCTCGGCCCGATCGAGGCGGCGGCCGCCTTCCTGGCGGTCAGCGCGTTTGGCGATCGCATTTCGAGTGCGGCGGGCGGATTCGATATTCCCGCGGGCATCAATCCGGTCACGCAGCTGCACGAGCGCGAGATGGTGCTACCCGCGAGCCTTGCCGATGTCATCCGCGCGCAGGCCGGCGGCAGTGGCGGATCCGGCGGCGGCCGCGCCCAACTGGAGATCATTCCCGTCGGCGATGATCACGGTCTCGTGCGCGTGACGGATCTCGCCGCCTGGATTCGCACGCTGAATGCGAACTTCGCGCTGTGAGTAATCTGATCTATCCGAGCACGTTGAAGGGCGTTACCTTCGACGGGCAACGGACGCAGACCTGGAAGACGGACATTCAGGATGCGCTATCCGGCAAAGAGTCTGCGATCGCCTACCAGCAATTTCCGATTTACGAGTGGCTGCTCAACTACGAGATCCTCGATCACTCGCTGGCTACGAGTGAACTGAAAACGCTCTGGGGCCTGATCGGCGCCATGCAGGGAATGTTTGATACGTTCCTCTACAGCGACCCGGTGTTCAACACCGTCACGGATGAGCCTTTCGGGACGGGCGATGGCGTCACGGTCGCCTTTCAGCTCACCGCGAAATTTCAGAACAGCGGCGGTCCCGGGGTGTCGGAGATCATCCAGAACTTCAACGGCGCGCCGGTCATCAAGAAGGCGGGGGTCACGCAGACCTCGCCCACGAACTACACGCTCGGTCCGACCGGGATCGTCACGTTCACGAGTGCGCCGGCCGGTGCGGCCGCGCTCACTTGGACCGGCTCTTTCTACTATCGATGCCGTTTCCTCACCGATGCGCAGAGCTTTTCCGAGTTCATGAATAAGTGGTGGACGACGAAGAGCATCTCGTTCCGCCAGCGGCTGCTGTGACGTGAAGACCGCATCGGCCGCCACCCTCGCCATCATGGCGACCGGCCAGTACAAGCTCGCCCAGCTCTATTCCTTCGCGATCGTCGGCGGCTCTACCTATCGCTTCACGGACGCGCAGGTCCCTTTGACGGTGGGCGGCGTCACCTACGGCACCGGCCTCACGATCCGGCGCGGCACGATCACGCAGAAAACCGGCCTCGAGGTGCAAAGCCTCGGACTCACGATCACGCCGCAGTGGGACAGTCCGAACGCACCAATCCTGATTTCCGGCGTTCCATTCCTGCAGGCAGTGCGCGCTGGCATTCTCGACTTCGCGCGCATGACGATGTCGAAACTGTTCCTTGACGACTGGAACGACACATCCCCCGGCGCCGTACCCTGGACCGATGGGCGCGTGAATCAGGCGAACGCCGGCCGCTCGACGGCGCAGATCAGCGTCAATGACAGCATCTCAACGCTGAACGTTGCCATGCCGCGCAACCTCTTTCAGGCTGGCTGCGTGCATCAGTTGTATGACGCCGGCTGCACGTTGCTGAAGGCGACGTTTCAGGTCAGCGGTACGGTGAGCGGTACGCCCACGGCGATCTCGTTCAACACGAACCTCACGCAGGCGACGAAGTACTTCGATCTCGGCATCCTCACGTTCACATCCGGCCCGAACAACGGCCAGTCGTATGTCGTGAAGACGTACCTCAATGGCAGCGGCAACGTGACGCTGGTGCGACCGAGCGCCGCTCTGGCCGTGGCCGGCAACACGTTCACCATCGTGCCGGGTTGTCCGAAGACACAGGCGGCGTGCAGCAATACGAGTTCCGCCGTCGGCCCCGCCTTCAACAACCTCCCGCACTTCCGCGGTCATCCGTACGTGCCTACGCCTGAAACCCTGTACGCCGGCGGCACGCAGACGAGCCAAGTCGCCACCCTCGGCTCACAGGGCGGTTAGTCCATGACGGAAGACGACTACCGTGCCGCGATCGTCGCGGAGGCCTGCACCTGGCTGCGCACGCCGTATCGCCATCTGGCTGACGTCAAGGGGCTCGGGGTCGATTGCGCCATGCTCCTGGTGCGCGTCTTTCAGGTCGCCGTGCCGCACCGGGTCACGCCTGATTTCGATCCGCGTCCGTACTCGCCTGAGTGGTACCTGCATCAGCAGGAGGAGCTCTACATGCTCGGGCTCGAGAAGTTCGGCCACTGCGTCGAATCGGGCAAGCCGGGCGACGTTTTGCTCTATCGCTTCGGCAAGGTCGCCGGGCACGCCGCCATCATCGTCGACGGCAATCTGATGATCCACGCGCACCAGAAGCACGGGAACGTCGAGCTTGCCGAGCGACGCACTTACGAGGATCGGCTCATTTCCGCGTGGAGCGTGTTCGCGTGAGCTTGTTCAAGGACCTTCTCAACCCGTTCGACACGAAGCACCCACTCGACAATCCGGGCGGCTTCATCGTCGGCAAGTATGTACTGAAGGGGCAGAACACCGCCGACACGCGCCTGAATGCGATCCAGGTGAATCGCAGCGCATATGGCCTTCCGGTCCCGCTCGTCTACGGCAAGACGCGTATTCCCATCACGCTGCTCTGGTACGGTGGATTCAAGGCGATCGCGCACACGACGAAGCAGCCCGGCGGCAAGGGTATCGGCGGCGGGGGCGGGGGGACAAATACCTCCTACACCTACACCGCTGCGGTCGTGCTGGGCCTGTGTGAGGGACAGATCAGCAGCATCGGAAGCTACTGGGTCGACAAAGCCAAACATTCCGCGCTGAGCGACCTCGGGCTCACGCTCTTCACGGGCGCTGGCGGGCAGGCGGTCTGGTCGTATCTGACGACGAATGCGCCGACGCAGGCGATCCCGTACGACCACACCGCGACTCTCAACGCGGGAGCGCTCGATCTCGGTAGCTCCGCGAGCATTCCCAACCTCACCGCCGAAGTGAAGGCGCTCAACACCAACGCGACGTTCAACGACGATGCACTGCCGAGCGACATCCTGCTCGACTACTGCACCGACGCGAATCACGGCTGCGGATTTCCGTTCCTCGCGACGCTGACCGGCGCAGGGAATACCTATGAAAGCTACTGCATGGCGATGGGATTCGCCCTGAGCCCGCAGGAAGAGCAGCAACGCATGGCGGTCGACTTCATCCGCGAGGTTCTGCAGATCACGAACTCCGATGCCGTATGGACGCCAGGCGCGCTACGCATCGTTCCCTACGCGGACACGGCGGTGACCGGCAACGGCCGCACCTACACGCCGGACCTCACGCCGATCTACTCTTTTGGCGATAGCGACTATCGGTACAGAAAGGGGCAGGACCCCGTCCGCATGACGCGGACGCCGCCTTCGCAGACGTACAACATCATCCGCATCGAGTACCTTGATCGGGCGAACGATTACAACACCGCGATCGCGGAGGCGTCTGACCTGCAGGACGTCGCGCTCAACGGCGAGCGGGCGAAGTCAACGCTGACATTCCATTCGATCACCGACGGAGCCGTCGCGCGGCAGGTCGCGCAGTTGATCCTGCAGTACCAGCTCTACATCCGGAACATCTTCACGTTCATGGTGCGCGCGGATTACTCGCTGCTCGAGCCGATGGATCCGGTCGCCATCACGGACTCGAATCTCGGGATCAGCAATCAGCTCGTGCGCATCCTGGGCACTGAGGACGACACCAACCACAACTTCACGATCACGGCGGCCGAGATGCTCGTGGGCACCGCCACTGCGCCGCGCTACGACACGCAGCTCGCCGCAGGCTACGCCGCGAACTACAACACCGCGCCGGGGCCGGTTGCGACACCCTTCATTGTTCTCGCGCCATCATTCCTCGTTAGGGCCACCAGCGGCTACGAAATGTGGCTCGCCGCCGCAGGGAGCGCGCCGTCCACCTGGGGCGGCTGTCATATCTATGCCTCGACGGACGGCGGCGTTACATACGGATTCGTTGGCTCGATCGACAAAGGGCCCTCGCGCTACGGCACGATTGACGCCACGTATGCCTCGGGCGGCGATCCGGACACGACGCATACGCTCTCCGTCACGCTGGCCGATCCGAATCTGCAGCTCCTTGGCGGCACGCCTGCAGACGCGGATGGTCTGCAGACGACTCTGTTGTATGTGGACGGCGAGGTCATGGCGTACAGCTACGTCGCGCTCGACGTCAGCGGCGGCTACACGTTCACGTCCGACGGCACTTCAGGCGGCACGAAGTACATGCGCCGCGGCCAGTACGGAACCCCCATCGCGAGCCACGCGAGCAGCGCGCCGTGGATGCGAATCGATGAGGCGTTCTTCCGGCTCCCGATCGATTCGAGCTACATCGGCCAGACGGTCTATTTCAAGTTTCTAAGCTTCAATATTTATGGTCATGCGCTGGAAGCGTCAAGCAGCGTAACGGCCTACTCCTACGTGGTGCCAGGAGTTGGCATCGCGCCGCCGGTAGGCGTGGACATCGTTTTACTGCTGCTCAATCAGATCACCATAAAGGTGTCGCTTCCCGCGTACATGGCGCCTGGCGCGGTCGTGGAACTGTGGAAATACAGCGCCGACACGCCATTCTCAGCGGCGAGCAAGGTTGCCGAGTCAAAGAGCGACACCATTGTCGTCGACCGCACCACCAAGAGCGTTGAGTTCTACTGGGTCCGCATTCGCGAAACGAACGGGCATGTCAGTCCGACGTTCCCGGCATCGAACGGCTTCCCGGTCGTAGATGGAACAGTCGACGATGTCCCGGACGACTTCACCGCGACGGGCGGCGTGAACGGAATCCAGTTCCGCTGGTCACTGCCCGCGTATGCGAGATTGCTCGGCCTGCTTCAGCTTTACGAATACACAGCCTCGACGCCGTTCTCCAGCGCATCCCTCGTATGGCAGGGCTACGCGATGGGATACTTCCTGCCCAAGACCGACACGACAACCCGGTACTACTGGCTCGTGCTCAACCGGGATGGGATTCTCAGCATCCCTGCGCCTGCGACAATCGGGCTTGCGGCGGCGGCGACTTCCACCACTGGCGCACTCACGGCGAACGCTTTCCCGTCCTCGGTTATCGGCTACTCGCCACTGTCCGGCGGCGGCGCCGGGACGGCGACCAGTAATTCGACGACGACGACGGCCACCGGTGGCACGCCGAGTTACTCATACGCGTGGACGATCGTAAGCAGCAGCGGAGGGACGATCACCGCAAATTCACCGACATCGGCGACCACCACCTTCTCAGCATCGCACGCGCTCAATGGCGGTACCGTCTCAGGCATCGCGCGTTGCACGGTCACCGACTCCCTCAGCGCGACCGCTACAACAGACGTCGCGGTGACGCTCAACTTTCCGGACATCAGCTAAATGGCGCGCACGCCGCTCTTTAATTTTCATGATTCCGCCTCCGGCGCATCGCGTGTCGCAGAGCATCCGGCGCTAAGACTTCGCGACTCGGAGCGTGCCGCCGGCGTGACGCTGGTCAACATGGCATTCGATCCGCTCGACCCGAGACGATATGGAGCACTCATCGATGGAGTGACGGACGATTCGGCGGCTTTGCAGGCCGCGTTTCTTGTGGCGGCCGTATATGGAGACATGATTGATCTGCCAGAAGGCAACATGGCGATTGCCAGCGCCTCCTTGCCGATCAACGTCTATTCCAATACCGGTATCCGTGGCCGCGGGAACCTCTCAAGCAAGATCACCGTCACGGGCACCAGTACGGGGCACCTTTTCGTCGGGCAGAACATTTCGAACTTCTCGCTGCGGGATGTCTGGCTCTACGGCAACAGCCATGCAACCGCCTTCGATCAGGGCTCGGCCATCAAGTTTGCAACGGGCAGCGGCGCCACAGCGAACACCGGCAACTACTTCATCGAAGGCTGCCGCTTCACGAACTTCAAGGCCTACTACTGGATCTGGCTGCTGAACACGTCCGGCACGTACCTGATCCAGAACATGTGGGTGCGCCGGAACATCTTCGAGTCGGCCAGCGGCAACTGCATCGGGCCTGCGAGCATCGGTCCCGCCTCCTACTGCATCGGCTCGCAGGGCCAGGCGAACGGAACAGTGGGCCTCATCCGCAACATGTGGGTCACCGAGAACACCGCGGATTGCACCTTCATCAAGGGGTTTGCGGTCGCGTGGGAGAGCACGAGCAAGCACTACTACACGAAGAACATCGTCATCGGTTCGGGTACCGATGCCTCGATCTCGGATGACTGCGCGAGCTACGCCTTCCTGGTCTACGACAACTCGGCAAGCGATGGGGGCCCCGGTGGAGCGCAGCCGGATTACATCTACATCGACGACAACACGATTGCGGGAGTTCGCGACTGCGGGATCTACAGCGCGAGCGCGAATCGCATCTTCACCCGCCGCAACATCGTCACCGACCAGACGAGCACTGCAGTCAGCACCCTGCCCAAGGGCGGCATCGTTCACAACGGACCCGCTTATGCAGTGGTGAGCGATAACGACTTCGAGAACTGCTTCCGGGGTGTAGTGGTGTATCCGGCCACGGGAGCGCGGGTGAAGATCCGCCGCAACAGTTGCCGCACAATGCCCTCTGCTGCCGTGGGCATCGATACGGGCATGACGGTCACCGGCACGGTCACACTGCTCGACGTCTGCGACAACACGCTTGAATGCGCCACGAGCGCCCGGGGCATCTTTATTCGCTGCACCTCGGCGAAGCTGATTGCAAGGCTGCGCGTGAGGGGAAACAGCGTGCTCGCGGTGACGAACTGCATCGAAGTCTTTTCGGATGACTCCTCCGTCCCCGGGATCACGGTTGCGAACATCGACGACAACCTCATCGAGGGGGTCTCGGCTTCGGCCGGTATCGTCTGGTCGAACCTCTCCAACACGGCGACCCGGGCCAGTCTTTCGCGCAACTCGTTCAACGGCACATGGAGTGCAAGTGCCACGCTGCTAGTCGTGACGAGCTCGAAGGGGCTCACCCTGAAGGACAACGTGTTCAACGACGTCACGGGTTCAACTCCCGTGTGCCTGAATACCACGAGTGCACAGGGACGGATTCAGGGAACGCAGTTCGTCAATGTTGGCTCATCCAACCGCATCACAGTGACAGGTTCCGAGGAACTGGGGCTGGACACGCCCACGTGGACTGGGAACGCGAACGACTACATAGAGAACGTCAATGTGACGGAAGCCGGCGCTGGTGGCAGCAAGTACATGCAGGTGGCATGGCAGTGGGATGCGGCGAACGCGGCGTGGAAACAGTTGCGTGCGCTGACCGGGAACTGAGCAAAAAGCACCTCAGTCCGTGAACGCCGCGCCCGCAGCGGCGAGCTTGTCATTGAAGCTCTGAACCGCGCTCACTGGTGTGATTACGCAGACCGCGCAACTGGCATGGGCCTCGAAGAGATATCCGCCTTCCGGCAGCGGCGCTTTCGTCGCGCGGCAGCTCAGGCCGGCGGAATTGTCGAGACCGTTGAACGTTTCGAGCATGTTGTCGGTCGCAGTCTGGATCTTGAACGCGCACGTCTCGTTGATCCAGTCACGAGCGGCCGTCCACATCGCTTCGCACTGGCGCGGATGCGTGCAGCGCGGCCGGGTCGCCTCGATATGAAGCTGAGCCGCGTTGTCCGCTGCGCGCCTCGCGTCCTGTTCCGCGATCACGCGATCAGCCCACGCTGAGCAACCGACGAGCAGAAGCATGGCCAAAAGCAAAAGGAGATTCTTCATGCCGACCTCGCGTATCCCGTGCGGTGTACTGGTGCTGTCGCCATTCCTGTGGCTTGCCCTGGTGCTCGTGCTTCTGATCTTCGCAGTCCCTGGCGTGCCGATTGTTCTCGTTCTGGCGCTGGCGAGAGTAGCGCGGCCCCAGCCCTCGCGCTACTTCGCATGTGACGTAATGCAGTTTCCGTCACTATTCTGGCCATGGTGCAACCTCGAGGACGGCGCAGACGGCCCCATGGGCCGCGATCCCGGGCGGTGGGGCTGGAGGGCGGCCGGATGGCGTGCTTTCATCACGTCCGCCCTGCTTAATCAGTTGAAGCGAGTGGCCGCATGAATGAGCTGGCGTCGAGCGAGGAGCACCCCTTGAACTTCGAGCGCCCCGAAGGCGTCGACGTCGCGGTGAAAGTCGATGACGTCGCGCGCAAGATCTTCCGTGCAGACGGCATGCTGAGCGCGCTGCTGAAAAAAATGAGGGGAGCGCTGGCCATGCACGCCGTGGATGAAGATCGCGGTCCTGATCCGGACGTACCCATATATCGGCCCGTCATTCGTAAAGAGAAGCCCCCCGTGCGAAAGGAAAACGCCGCCCTGTGGGTTTCTATCGCGTCTCTCATGATCACGCTGGGCGGTATCGTCTTCTGGACAGGCCGCTTTACTGCGCAGGCCGACATGTATCAGCAGTTGCAGGCCAAGCAGTCGTCCGACATCAAATCGAACACTGATGCCAATGCGAAGCAGGATGTCACGCTGGGCGTCATCGGCCAGCAATACCTGGAGATCAGTCGCCGGCTCAACAGCATCGAGGGGAAGCTCGATGAGCGACACTGAAAAGTCGGAGATCGATCCACGCGGCGGCAGCGTCATCGCGGACTCCCAGCACGCCCGGGACAATTCGCAGCGAGGTGGCGAGCATTCGCAGCAGGCGCGCACCGGCGATATCAGCTTCGACTTCGGGCCCGCCGCGATCGCCATCGTCATCGGTCTCATGCTGGTCATCTGCGCCTGTGGCGTCGTGATCGGGCTCGACATCAGCGAGCGCCAGACAACGCAGGAGCGGACGCGCAGCCAGATCGCGGAACTGCGGGATCATATCGACGCACAGGTTCGCGCGTCACAGATCGAAATCGATCACTACAAGGAAGAGTTCCAGAAGCTCACGGTGGAGTACAAGGAGCTGAAAACGCAGAACTGGCTGTTGGAACGGCGCCTGATGGACAAGGAAGCGCTCGACATCATTCACGGCGATAAACTCCCGTCCGACTCCGAATATGGAGCGACGGGCAACCTGCAACGCATGAAACCGAAGGAGAAGGACAATGGGCGGAAGTAGTGGTGGTGTGATCATCCGGCAGAACGCCGCCGTGATCCTGAGTGATCCTGTCGTGCACGGCGCGCTCCCCAAACAGAAGCGCGACCTCATCGATCCGGTGCTCGCGAAAGCCGAGCCTGACTGGGACGAGCACGACCGATGGCTCATCGCCAAGGTTCACGCGTGGGCTCTGTGCCATCTCAAGTAGTCGACATTCTCGCGCTCGCGGTGTCCGTCCTCGGCCTTCTCGCGGGCCTGGTATGGCACTGCCTGAAAGATGCGCGCGAGCGCGGTCGCCAGCAGGTACGCATCGAGGATGACGCCCTCGAACTCGGCCGGCTGCGTGAGCGCGTCGAGGCGCTCGAGCGGCGGCTCGAGTGGGCGGCGGCGCGATGATCTCCACAGTCCAACTGCTCGCCATCATGCCGATGGCGGGCGCGCGGCTGCCTGCCTTCGTCCAGCCGCTCAACGACGCCATGGACGAGTTCACCATCACGACGCCCGCGCGCCGCGCAGCCTTCCTCGCGCAGGTCTCGCACGAGTCTGCTGAGCTGCGCTACACGCTCGAGCTTGCGAGCGGGGATGCCTATGAAGACCGTGCTGATCTGGGCAATACCGAACCCGGTGACGGGCGGCGATACAAGGGTCGCGGTCTCATACAGCTCACCGGACGCGCCAACATGGCCACCTGCGGAGCCGCGCTCGGTCTCGACCTCATCGCGCACCCGGAGCTATTGGAAGCGCCCGCAGGGGCTGCGCGCTCGGCCGCCTGGTTCTGGCAGTCCAAGGGATGCAACGAGCTTGCCGACGCCGATCGGTTCGGCACGATCACGCGCACCGTGAACGGGGGATACAACGGGCTTGATGAGCGCCTGCGGTACTGGATTCGTGGGCGCAAGGCGGTGGGGCTGTGAACTGGTGCCAGCCCCATTGGAGGCAACTCGTCGAAGCGGTTCGCGTGCGCGGCCTCGACAAGTTCGGCGCGAAAGACGGTGTCGAAGCGGCCGCTGAAATGCAATCTCAACTACAAGGCGACGAGGGAAAGTTCGATCCGCTTCTCGGCTCGTGGATACGGATCAACGCTTACATGGCCGAGTCGCTTCAGCGACAGGGCCGTGGCGCTCAACTTCTCGCGCTCAGATGTCCGTGCTGCATCCTCGTTGAGGACGGACAACCGGAACTCGTTGCGAGGTGGATCGACGGGTGCACCGACGACGCGCACCGTCATGCGGTGGCCACGGGGCTTTTGAGGAATGACGGATGAACGGACGGCGCGTCTATCCGGACGAGAACGGCTGGTTTCACGACCGATTAGAGCCGGGCGAGTATGTGAAGGTCGACCCGAAGTGTATGGCCGACGGCTCACCGCTGTCGGAAGGGCTGAAGGCGGTCTATCCGTACTGGATGGGCTGCGCGCCAAATGGGCACGCCTGCGCGCTCGGTGCACATACCGTCGTCGAGCACGAAGACGGCACGATCACTGTCAGCCCGTCGATCCTCATCGCGACGCATCCGGTGGGTTATCCAGAACGGAAAGAGCTGTACCACGGCTTTCTTGAGCGCGGCGTCTGGAGGGATGCATGAACACCGAATCATGCGGCATGCGCCGCGTGGAGGTCCCCGCCGATCCGTGGTGGATGGAGAACATCGATACGGCGGGCGACTTCTACTTCTTCACCGAGAGTGATGGCCAGCGATTCTTCGCCTGCGTTCTGCCCGGCGGCGATCACTGCATTATTCCTATTCGCCCGGTGCTGCCTGCGCGCGCGAGCTTCAACGGCGGCCATTCGTGGGAGTGGGACGGAAACGAAACCGCGCCGACGCTCACGCCGTCAATCAACTCTGTCGGCACGTGGCACGGCTGGGTGCGCGCGGGTCGCTTCGAGAGCTGCTGATTACAAAACGAGGAACGCATATGAACGCTCTGCTCAATTTTCTGCGCTCGCACGGCACGAAGGTCCTTGGCTTCGCACAGGTCACGCTCGGCGTGCTCTCGACGGTCGACGGCATCTTCAGCCCGAGGGAGGTGAAGCTCTTGCTGATCGCTGGAGGCCTCGCCACCGCATGGCGTGGCTACTTCAACAGCCAGCAGAACCAGCCGTCCGCGCCGTGACGCCGTTGCTCTGGAAGGCGATTGCCGGCGCCGTCATGGTCGCGGCGGTCGTCCTCTTCATCCGCGGCTACGGTAGCCGTCAGTACCAGGCGGGTGGGGATGCCGTCCGCGCCGCCGATGCAAAGGCCATGAAGGTGCTCGCTGCGCACGTCCGCGAGATCGAGGACGCGAACCACGAGCTCGCCACCACCGCTCACGATACCTACGAGGTCGAACATGTTGCGAACGTCATTGCTGCTCGCCAGCCTCTCACTGCTAGCCAGTTGTGCCAGCCAGCGGACGATCGCGGTGGGCGATTGCCCGAAGCCGGAGCCGCTCAGCGTGGAAATGAAGCAGCCTCCACCACCGCCGATGTGGGCGGCCCGGTGCCTGCGCCAGATCACGGACAGCCCGACGATCGACGACGACTGCTCGCGGCTTTTGCAGCCTTACTTGACGACCAAGACGCCGTGATCAGGGAGTTTCAGGCGAGGGAGGGCAAGCAGTCACTCGCGCCCTGACGCGTCTCCAGCCAACAGCGTACGCCCGCATGCGATCCATTCGGCGGGCGTCTTCGTGACCATCATGGCTTGCCCACGAGCGCATGCCTCCATATCCGATATCACGTCCCACCAAGAGTGCATCGGGCCAGCACGCTGCGCCACCGCGCGCAACTCGTCAGCCAAGGCGAGTAGCGCAGATGCCTGCGACGGCACTACCTTCACGGCCACCCCTTTCCCCGCCTGCAGATCCTGACGAAGGATCTCGCACCAGTTCGCGAACGCTTGCGCATCAGCAACGAGCGCCGGCGTTACGGCATGAACCTGTACACGGAAGCGATCGCAGTCATCGCTCGTCATCATATTCTGCGCACAGGGTCTTCGCGTCGTCTCTGGCTTGCCAGTACGGCAATCGATGTTTGGCGGGAACGTCGGCCGCCCTTTCGGTTCAGGCCGCGGCTTACCTTCGCTCCAGCCTGGCCGTCGCGTGGGGTCTGCTGGCGGTTCGACAGACGCCACTACGTTCGCGTCGATCTGGAGGAACTGCGCGGCATCCATGATGGCCTTCGCATCCTCTTTCGCGATCGGCAATTCCTTCATCCACAGCTTGTCGTAGACAGCATAGAGCGCGATTGCGAGTTCCTGTTTTGTCACCACATGCTCCGCCGTCTCGTTCACAGCCCGCGCCAGAGCAGCCTTCGTTTCGCGTGAGTTCACTTCGGACTCCATTGCCTTTGGCAGTATTTGTTTTCGCGTGCCGCCCGCGTCATGCACACGTACAGCCGCCGAGCCTCGATCTGCTCGCCCGCGCGCACGCATGCCGGGCGGTCCGGCAGCTCGGCCATCACCACCGGGCCGTGGGGTCGCCGGGGAGCTGACGAGCAGCAGGTAGGGGATGACGGGGGCTAGGGAGGTTGGCAGGCTCATGTGGCGTCCCTGGGGCCTGTTCTTGTGGGGCGATTGTGCGCGCGGGGCAGCGGGGTCGCCATCGTGCGCTGCGGGCCGGTCGCGCCTCTTACTGCCTCCGGTTTCAATGGCTTATCCCTCATTTTCGACCCATTTAAAAGGCGGCGGGAACCATCCCAAACCGCTGAATCCCCTTGCAAATCAGGCATGGCTATCCGCTATCTCAGCAACAGAACCCACTGACGCATTGACGCTGGTTTTCTCGGCCTTTCGTCAAACTCGCCCGCCTCTTATTTCAGGCCGTGCCTCTTATTTCCTCATCCGGCCAGTCGATCATGACGACCTCCGGCACGATGTAGCCCTCGGTGGTTCGCGCATCCTTGTGGGCGGCGAGACGCTGCGCGAAGCGCGGGCCGTACTTCTCCGCGACCTCGGTAAGCCGGGTGCGGCGGATGTCGTGGAAGTTGATCGAGCGCAGCCCGGCGGCCAGGCGGATGCGGTTGAAGTGGTAGCCGAGCATCTTCGGCGATAGCTCACGTCCGCCCTCCACGCAGAAGAGCCGCCGCGTCGGGAAAGGCAGGATGCCGCGCTTCAACTCCGCGAGGATCTGCGCGAGCTCGCCGCGAATCGCGATGGAGATCGGCGCCTGCGTCTTGATGGTGTGCACGACGAGACGCCCGTCCTGCTCGCAGCCCCAGGTGAGCGCACACACGTCGGACCGACGCAGGGCTGTGAATCGCGCCAGACGAAACAGGAGCCGATACTGGCCGTCTGCTGCGGCGAGCAGGGCCAGCCACTCGCTGTCGCGAATGACCCGCCTGCGGGCGCTCTCGCGGTGCTGTTCGATGCCCGCGATGCGATTTTCCTTAACCCATCCCCAGCGTTTCGCCTTCTTCAGCATCGTGACGAGCAGGGTGACGACCCGGTTGGCGGTGACTTTGCGCGGGTAGGTGTCGAGGAAGCTCGCGACGTCCGGCTGCTCGAGATCCTCCAGCCGCATCTCGCCCCACGTCTTCAGGATGGCCGGCATCCAGCACCGGTAGGCGCGCTGCGTGTTCGGCCGCAGGGCAGGCACCACCTCGAGGTCGAACTGCACAACGAGGTCACGCACCGTTCTGCCGATGCGCGACTGAACGCCCGTCAGCTCGCGGTACTTCGCGAAGGCCGCGGTGATGTCGCGCCCCAGCGGCTCCCATTTCTGCTTGCCGCCGACGTAGTGCGTCAGGTAGTAGGCGCCGTGACTCTCCCGCATGTTCTGCGGAAGGTTACGGCTGCGTTGACGACGTTTTCCCATACCAGGAGGTGTCCGGGCCTTTCTTCTTGGGTTGCTTCTGCTGGCCGCCAATCATGTGCCGGTCGTACTCGGCCCTGTCAACCTTCGGCCGGCCGGTCATGCCGACATCGAACACCCACGAGCGCTGGCGCAGCCACTCGATCTGCCCAGCAGCGCGCGCGCAGTCGGTCAACTCGTGCAACTCTTTGGGCGTGAGCAGGCTCACCGCTCCATCCCCCGCCGATTCCCCCGAAACTCCACACACTTCGCCGTCGCGCACTGCGCATATAGATGGCTCTCGGTCACGACAATGTCGAGCGCCTGCTGGCAGCATGGACACGTAATCGAGCCCTGCAGCGGCCGCGTCTTCGGCTGCCCAGCCTCCCATTCCTCAATCGCGACCATCGCCGCGAACATCCGTCCGACAGCCGCATCGGCCTTCATCTTGTGCGCGGCGAGCTGCTCGGCGGTGGGCTCCTCGTAGAACGGGCACACCGCGCTCGACTCTGGCGGCGTGTTGCCGGTCCAGCACGGCCAGCGCGGCTCGAAGCGCTTGCGCACGTCGATGCCGCGCGCGCAGATCTTCTCGTCCACGCAGCCTCGATAGTGGATGCAGCTACCTGCGCGCATCAGGCGGGGTCCGCTGGCTGTGGTTGAGCGCGTATTGGCAATGGCAAGCCCGTGCGGTGAATCCATTTGAGCTTTCCGCAGCGCTCGCATTCGCCTAGATCGGCATACAAACTGCAAATCAGTTCGTTCATGCTGTGCCCACTTGGCTCGTGCTCGGCATCAACATATCTATGGATGCCGAGTGCGCAACGGATGCTCACTTCGGCTCCGCTGGCGTGGGGGCAGCGCCTCGGCTCGGCTTGCCAGTGCCCTTGCACTTCGGGCACGTTGCCATGCGCGGGCCATCGACATTGTCGCCGCCGAAGAGCCCGGAGCCCTCACCGTCGCAGTAGCCGCACACCAGTGGCTCGAACTGCTTCAGGATGTCCGCGACCATCTTGTCTTCGGTCTGCAGCTGCCTGATCGCTTCCTTGATCTCATCGCGCCGCAACTTCGCCCAATGAATCACACGCTCGTGCGGCTTCTGGTGTTCATAAATCCTAGTCACCGTGATCCGCTCCCCACGGTTGGACGAAAGCACAGGATCACTTCGACCTCGGCCACACGGAACGGCCCGTCTTCCGGTTTGACGTTCGCTACCAAGGGCATGAGATCGTTTGCGCGTCGCTGTTCATGCACGGCATCCGTACACAGATTCCCTTTGCTATCGAACACGGCCCAAAGATGCGGGAGGCTCATTTCGGCTCCGGTGTTGCGCTGAGAGAAGCTTTCTCGTCGTGGCGGCAATAGATGCAGATGCACGGCGCGCCATTCAATCGAACGTGCGCCTCCTTGATCGCAGCGCGCATACCGTCGAAATACTTCTCGTGCACGAGGATGTAGTCCACGGGATCGTACGTGTCCTTGGGCTGTACGAGCAGATTGGCATTCGGCGCCTTGCGCTTACCCACGGTCTGGTCCTCCATTGGAAGCACGTCGCGTGCGTTTCGCTTCTGCACGCTGTATCTGTCGAAGTCGGCGCGCGGCCTCTTGCTTGCCACGCTCGACCGGTTGCCGAGGCTCAGCGGGTGAGGGCGGCGGCATAGACGATAACAAGCGCTCGACTGCTTCCGGGCCAGCCACTGCAATCAGTGACGACAGCAGTGCTGTTCGGCGATAGGCGTTCACTTACGTACTTCCTCGCTCACTACGCGTCTGTAGAGAATTTCTGGCTCTTTCCCGAATTGAGAACGATGGATCTCTACGCACTCAATACCGAGGCACTTCCCATCCGTGAACTTCGCGTCGTATTCAAACCACATCCCGGGGCTCTTGCCACTTGGGTCAGATTCGAAGGTGTAGAAATTCAGCATGCCATGGAACGGCACCACACCCGTCCGCCAGTTATCGCCGGCATCACGCCACAGCGAACCATCAGCACGGATGGTGTAGTGCTCCAGATAGCGGTCGAAGTCCTTTGTTTGGAAGGACAGTCGTTTCGGCTGCGGCTCTCCGGGGATTGGCAGCTCGGACGTGAGGTCATCGAACATTCCCATTAGCGAGGCGCTCCCCTTGGGACTTGTGGCTCACAGAAACCGGCGTGCCCTTTGCGAAGGACGCACCCCTTGATCCAGCAGCGCTCGTCATCTGGCACATCGAAGGCGCCGGACCGCTACCGTTCGTGAACCAGTCCATCTGTCGCCGCAGTCGCATGACGATGCTGGAGAGGTCAGTTTTTGAGGACGGCGCCTGTGGCTGCTTCTTCGAGCCCGGCGTGTTCCAGGGTCCGTCAACGGCCATCGGTGTTCTCCAGTGCGGTGAGGTAACGCAGCCCGCGCCGACCGCGCCCGGGCTCGCGCACAACGTAGATGTGGAAGCGCCCAAAACGGGCGAGCCAGCCGAGGGGCGGAGCGCTCGCGCGGCGTCGTCGCGGCGGCGTCAGATGGGGTCGTCGGCCCCAGCCGATTGCGATGTGCAGGTTCATCACGGCATCACGTGCTTGGTGAGCAACACGAAGCCCTTCTGCGGATAGTCGAGCGCGCCAATCGTGCGCAGGTATCCCAGGTTATTGAAGTAGCCACCGCTCGTCGAGGACACGCCGATCTGGTCGGCCAGAGAGTCCTTGCTCATCGGCGTGGGATGCGCCTCGACCAGCTTTTCGAGGATCTTGCGTTGTGGCGCGGTGACAATCTCCAGCCAGTGCTCGTGAACGGCGCGGCCGTCGTCATGGAGGCGCGCGGCAGTGCGTCCTGCATCCGTGAATGCCACCTCGCCCGGTGTCGGGTAGTCGATCATCTGCATCTGGTTGCGCAGCGCGCCGAGATTGTTGAAATAGCCGCCCGATGTCGGGCTGACGCCGGCGATGGCGGCGAGCGTCTCTTTTCGCGCCGGGTGAATGCCGTGAGACTCAAGCCACGCGAGCGAGTCGAGCAGCTTCTGCTGGGGTGCTGTGAGGCCTTCGGCGGGCGGCTCGCTGCTCGCGCGTGCCGGGCGCGAGGCGGATGACGAGCCGCGCGCTGCCGCCGGCGTCACCGCGAACGGTTGCTGATGCTTCACGTCGACGGTCAACTCAACAGGATCATCCGCGAGCAGTTTCTGCGCGGCCGCGATGAGCCGCCCGGCATCACGCTGCAGCGCCTGCATCGCCTTCTCGCGCTCGCCAGCCTTCGACTCAACGAGCTTCATGGCCTGGCCGACGGCCGAGTCGATCGCCTTACGCAAATCTGCCGGGTCGACGCCGGCGTCCTTCGCGAACCCTGTCGCATTGATCTTCACCACGAACTTCATGAGATCCTCGATCACGCCGCGCAGGCGCTTGATGGCGGCCGCGTCCCGGCGCGCGGCGCCGGCGTCGACCTTCGGAGCCGGCTCCGCTTTGGGCTGCGCGCGCTGCGCTAGCTTCAATTCGCGCTTTGCGCCGGCGAGCTCGCGCTTCAGGTCATCGATCGTGCGCGCCTCTTCTTCGGCTTCGCGCGGCAGGTCAGCGAGCTTCGGCAGCAGCGCCTTGATCGCCTCGCTCGGCTTCGGCGGCGCGACCTTCTGCGAATGCCCGACCTTCGGGTGCGTCGTCTCGATCGCGCCAACGCGCATCACACGCGGATTGACCTGATGGAACGCCGGGCCGAACGCGTAGAACTCGCCGGGCTTGAGCACGCGCAGGGCGGCGAGGGCGTCCTTCGGTGTCATCCCGAGGTCGAAGGCGGCGCGCTTTACGTCGACGTCGAGGCCCGCGGCGCCGATGAGTTTGTTCTTCAGCTCCGCGGCGACGCTCTTGTGGAGCTTGCCGATGCGCTGGGTCGCGGCGAGGAGCGCGAGCCCGCGCTTGCGGCCGCGGCTGGCCATGTCGACGACGGCGTCGAGCGCCTCGCTTTCGCCCTGGCCCTTCTCGGGCGCGAATAGCTGCGCCTCGTCGAGCACCACCAGCACCGGATGGCGCAGCGCCTTGGGCGCATCGATCAGCGATTCGAAGAGCAGACGGACGACGGCGTGCCGATCTGGCGACTTCAGCTCGGAGAGGTCGAGCACCGCGGAAGCCTGCGTCTCGAGCAGCCGGGTCGCGAGCAGCCGTGCGGTCTTCGGGTGAACGATGACGTCGCCGTCGTGGGCCGCGGCGATGATCAGGTCGCACTTCTCGCGAAGCGTTGCGAACTCGCCCTCGACGTCGACGATGATCTGCTGGACGTGGCCGTGCGTCGCCTCGAGGATCTTGCGCAAGGCCCAGCTCTTGCCATGACCGCTCTCGGCCTGCAGCAGGGCGCGCGTTGCGATGAGGCGGGCGAGATCGAGGTAGATGCCGGCCTTCGTGTCGATCCACTCGCCGAGGATGAGCTTGCTCATGCCGCCGGCTTCGCCAGGTTGCCGTTCACTTCCCCGCCGGCGAGCTCGCGCTTGATGCGCTCGTAGATCTCTTCGCGATGGACCGGCACGCTCTTCGGCGCATTGATGCCGATGCGCACCTGGTTGCCCTTCACGCCGAGAACGGTGAGCGTGACTTCGTTGCCGATCATCACGGTTTCACCCGTGCGTCTGGTCAGTATGAGCATCGCTATCCCCTTCGTTGCGGCACTCCGGCCGCGTTGTGTTTTCCGAACGAATCCCCTGCGCCTCCCGCCTCCCCGCAATCGACAGCACCGCAAGCCGCGTCGGCGGCAGCACGAGCCCGCGCTCGTGGAGGTGCCGGATGACGGTGAGCGCGTGGAAATTCTTGCTGTGGTCGCGCCAGCCCTCGCCGTAGTTCGCATCGTGGCGGCGCTCGAGCGGGGCTTTCAGCATCGCGATCAAGGCGCGGCGCATGGATACGGAGAGTGGTCGCGTGGTCACGGCAGATCCGCCTTCGGCCCGACGCGCATGTTCGGGTCCCAGCCCAACTCACGGCAGATTTGCTCGCTATAGCCGCTGCCGTGTCCGGTTACTTCGCTGACCCATGCCCAAAGGATGATCCCGCGCCACAGCCGGCTTCGTCGGCACATGCGGTATGCGTTGCGCAGAAGCGATTCGCGCGAACGCCCGTCGAGCAACTGGCTGCGGCTCGGCGCATTCGGCACCGGGCGCGAGATCTTGTTGCGCTCGTAGAAGTCCATCAGGCCGCCGCCTTGAGCACGTCGTCGACGTTGCGCTGCTTGACGGTAAACGTCAGGGCCCAGACCCACGGATTCAGCGCCCACGAGTCGCCGCCATTGATCGACTCCCACAACTCGCGGTAGCTCGTGATCGGCGATCGGTTCGGGGCGAGTGCGTGCGGGTGCGGCTTCCCGCGGTGGCGACCCTCGTGGATGATCTCGTACGACTTCCACGCGGTGCCTCGCGGATCGTCGATGCGCTCGATCCCTTCCGCGATGGCGTCCGCCTCGCTGATGTCCTGCAGCCGCTCGACGCGGACGTCCGTGACCCTAAGCGTGAGGCGCGAAGCCCAGCGCGGCATATGGATCGAGGGGCGCCATTTGCCGTCCATCGCGCCGGGATTGAGATCGCGGCCATTGTCGTCGGCCCGATAAACACAGCCGCCGCTCGCCGCTGTCGTTCCGGGATTGCGTCGAAACGGTTGGGCCCAGGTCTCGCGTACCCACAGCAGGCCGCCCGGCTTGCCGTAGGGGCAGCGACGCACGCACCCATCGGCCAAATCGCCTTCATGCGCCCACACCGAATAATCGAGCGGGCCCTGCCATCCCTCCGAAGTAACGGAAGGGCAAGGCATGGGCTGGTCCCAGTCCGGGCTCGGCTTCACGATTCGCCGAGTCTTGGTCTTTCGACCGGCCCGCAGCGCCTGAACCATCGGCGCGCTCATGAGGATGGGGCGGGCGATCACAGCGGCGCCCTCCGCGTCTCTCCCACAACCTCGCGCCCCTTCTCCGTGATGACCTTGGCGAGCTCGTGGTCGAGGAACGCCGGCGTCAGCCAGTACGTCCCGTCTATGAGGCTCCATTGAATCTGCGCGACGAGCATGCCGGGGTTGCCCTGCACGGCGGCCGCGCGCACGCGGTCGATGTGGGGGCGCAGCTGCGCCACCTGGCTCGGCTTCAGTGGGATGCGGATGCGGCCGATTGGAGCCGTGTCAGCGCCAGACATTGAACACCCTCCCGATCCAGTAGAAGGCGACGAGAGCGCCGACGGCGATTACTACGGCCGCCGCAACGTCAATCCATGGCAACCACGGATCGCTCGGCATGTAGCGATTGCCGCACTGAAGGCAGACGCGAATCGCGGTCTCGCCTTCGCGGGCGGAGACGATGGATTGGCACTCGGGGCAGGGGATGGGGCGCTTGCTCACGGTGACACCTTCACGAAGCGGGTCACGCGATAGACGATATACGGAAACCGCTCATGCCCGTCGTCGGTATCGTATGGTTCGGTGTCGGCACTCGCCCGCACGAGAGCGTCGGTGTCGGAAGCATGGACGCTGCACGCATCCTTCACATCGTCGAGCGGCGTGTCTGCAGCGATGACGAGGAAGAACTCAGTCGGTGCCGACCGTAGTGGCTTGCCGTGTTTCATCGAGGGTTCCCCAACTCATGACAAATGCAGGGAGAAGAGCGGCAGCCGGTGCAGCCGAAATCGGCCTCAGTTGTGGGCGGCACTCCCAGCATCGCGAGGGCTGAGAGCCCAAGCTCTCTCACCGCTTTGTCGTCACCGGCGATTGCGCGATCCCGCACCTTGGTGTACTCGGCGGGCGACAAGGGCAGCAGACACGCCTCCGGCACTTCGCGCTGCGCGAACCAATCCTCGACGGCCTGCTGGATTTCGAGCGCAAGCTCGTGCGCGTCGCCCGCCTTGCGTGTTTCGTCCTGCAGGAAGTGCTCGGCGAGGTCGAGTGACTTCGAGTCGTAGTGCCTGACGATCATGCTGGCTCCAGTGAAGTGAACACGGCCGCACACTTCCCTGCATATCCGCCGGCCTTCGTCCTGTGGATGCCGGCCACTGCTATCAGCACGCCCGAACTCGTGACGAGCGAGGCCTCGCATAGCGAGCAGAACGACCTCGGCTCTTCACCCGCAGCGATCAGGCAGGCGTCGCAAATGGGTTTCGTCCCGGTCGTTTCCTTGCCGCAGCCGAAACAGAGGAGGCGGGGGCCGTTCACGGCTTTTCCCATCCGCTGCAGGCTGGCGCGCGCGCCAGGATGTCGGTGCCCGGCCCGTGCGTCCAACGGCGCTCCATACGCCCGCACTTGCGAAATTCTCTCGCGTGCCCGCCAACAAGCACGTAGTGCTTGCACGTGCGGCACGTCTGGCCCGTTGGGCCGGTGCCGGGCATCATGAAATAGCCCTCCGACTTGCGGAGTGGCGCGGGCGCTGCGCCGAATAGATCAAGCGTCGTCATCGAAACTCCCCGGCTGGCATGACGGGCAAGCCCACCAGCCGCCGTTGCCGTTGCAGATGTCGCAGGTCACGTTGTCTTCAGGGTCGAGGCAGCAACAGCAATCCTCGCCGCAGTCGTGGTGGCTGAAGCCTTCGCCAGCGCAGTTGTAGCAATCGACATACATCAGGCCGCCGCTGCACGTCTTGCAGGTGCGGACATTGAGCGCGAGAGCGTTCACAGCGGCGCGCCCATCTGCGCGGGTCGTTCGCGGCCGTACATCGCGGCGCTGTCGGCATTCAGCTCGCAGCCGATGAATCTGCGCCCCAGTTCGTCGGCGACCTGGGCGACCGTGCCCGAGCCCATGAATGGATCGAAAACGATATCGCCGACGCGTGAGCCAGCCAGAACGCAGCGCCGAACGAGATCCCGCGGGAAGGTCGCGAAATGTGCTCCACCGAAGGCTTCGGTGGGAATTGTCCACACTGTGCGTGCGTTGCGGATCGTTGGCACTGAGATCAGCGCCGCGCTCATCGATTCATTCTGTTTCGAGCGCGGATAGCGGCCCTTCTTGTCGCGACGATCCTGGGAGCCCTCGGCCCAACCGCTCGGGCGCCGGGCTTTCGGGTTGACGCCGGGCACACGACCAGCGCTCGGGGGTGACATGGCAATTGTGTGCGTGCCAGGGCCGCCGTCGGCCCACTTGTGATCACCGCTTCTGCCGCGCGCGGCCCGCGCATGAGTTTCGCTGGAGACAGGTTCCGCGATGGCCTCAAGGTTGTAGTAGTACGACGAGCTGCGCGCGAACAGGAATATCTGCTCGTGGCTCTTCGTCGGCCGATCCGTAATGCTTTCCGGCATCGGATTCGGCTTGTGCCAGATGATTTCCGAGCGCAACCACCAGCCGTCAGTCTGCAGAGCGAAGGCGATTCGCCACGGCATGCCGACGAGATCCTTCGGCTTCAGTCCGTTCCCGCGTTTGAACGTGTCGATCCGTGCTGTGAAGTTGCGTGATGCTCGCTGCCCGCTCTTCCCTTGCATGCCTCCCGGTGCGCCGGCGTAGCAATCCCCATAGTTGAGCCACAGCACGCCATCGTCAGCGAGCACCTGTCGGGCGAGACGGAAGACGCCGCGCATCCGCGCGACGTGGCGGGTCCACGTGCGTTCCAGCCCGAACTGACCCGCAACGCCGTAGTCACGCAAGCCCCAGTACGGTGGCGACGTAACGATGCACTGAGCGCGAACGCCGTCGGCGATCATCCGCCGCATGAGCGCGCGGCAGTCGCCGACGTGAATCCGGTCGAGCCACTGGAGCTGTGCGTCGCTCACGCGAACATCTCCCGCTGCCTCGCAACCGCCGCCGCCTCACGCCTCGCCTTGGCGGCCCAGCCGAGCAGCGTCAGGGCAAACGTGTCGGGCTTCGGGTTGCGCGCCATGAACACTCGGGCCTGCGCGAGGTACACGCGGGCGAGGTAGATGAGGAAGGCGCGGTCCTTGCGGGTGGGTTCGTCGATCACGCCGCGATCCCTCGCAACTCCGGCTTCGGCGGCGCCTCGCAGCGCAACGCCTTCTGCAGATACACGTCGTCGCGCACCTGATCGCATTTGTCGAAGAGCCAGTTGTAGTAGCCGCGGTCGAGGCGGCGCACGTCCGCGCAGCGCATCGGGCCGCCGTTGGTCTTCGCCCACTCGCTGTCCGGCCCGAACTTGCCGAACGTCAGGTGAGTCGGATAGCGCGCGAACTCCGACAACGCCCACAGGTCAGGCCAGGTCTTCGCGCCGGTGAGGTCTATCAGCCGCAGCAGCACGAGGTGGCACAGCACAATGTCGGTCGAGGCGCTGTGCGCACCACGCAGCCGTACGCGCGCCTCGCGGTGATCGAGGATGTGATAGATCAGCGCGCCGAGCTTGTGCGAGTCGAGGTCCGGCCATACGTGCCGGGCGAGCGCGAGCGTGCAGATGCGCTTAACGTCGGGCTGGCCGATTGCTTTCCAGTCGAAGTCGACGTTGTGGCCGACCATGTATTCGACGCCTGCTGGCGGCATCCATTTGCCCGGCCACGGCACGCAGTCCGTGAGATCGTCGGCGATGATGTGGTGCGTGGCGAGCGCGCCGAGCGCGATGGGCTTCTTCGGCCGGTACATTAACGAACGACACGCGTCGACGCCGAACGGCGAATCTGCGGGCTCGCTGTAGGCGAGTTGGATGACGTCCGGGCTGTCGAGGCCTGTGGTCTCTGAATCTAGGATTATTCCGGTTCCGCTCATCGCTTCTTCTCTCCGTCGAATCCGGCCCGCCTGCGTTTTTTCGACTCCCGGTGGGATGAGAGTCACGGTGGCTCGCGCAGGCGGGCCGAAAGGTGTTGTGTGTGGTTAGGCGGCGGCGCCGGCGGTCTCTTTCAGGTGCCCGTCCTCGATCACGAAGCCGACCTTGCCGGAGCCGTCGACGCGCTCGATCCAGATCTGCAGGTCGAGGGAGTCGGCGAGCTTTTCCAGGCGCTTCATGGCGAGGTCATCGAGCAGGGAGCCATCGCGGATGCGGATCACGCGCAGCTTCGGGTTGAGGGCGGCCGCGATCGCAATCGACGCCTCGAGCTGCTCGGCATCGCTGCCCTGGTCGAAGGGCACGCCGTTCAGCAGCACGATGCCCTCGCCAAAGTTGAGCCCGTCGATCGGCATCTTGGCGGCCGCGATGGCCTCAAGCTTCTTCGCCGTGCGCGCCTCCATGCTCTGCGTGAGCTGCGCGGCCTCATCCTCGAGCTGCTTCGCCCGCTGCACGCGTTTAGTTTTGTCGGCGGCCTTGCGGACGTTGTCGTTCTGCGCATCCGCTGCAGCGATCGCCTTCATGATCGGCGCGGTGTCAACCGCTGGCGGCAGCGTTTCGGCGCTCTTCAGCCTCTCCGCGATCTCCTCTGCCTGTTTATCCCGATCGGTGGCGGCGCTCTCGAGCACTTCGATTCGCTTGCGCAGAGTGTCAACCTCGTCCCGAAACTCACGCGCTTTGGCCCGATGCGCGGCGCCCTCGTTGCCCAATCGTTCGCGATTGGAGCGACGCTGCACGAGCTGCTCGTTGTCCTGCCCGGCCTTCTCGAGCTGCTTCACGAGCGCGCTCTTGTCGATGACATCCTCCGGCGTGCCATCCGGCACTGCGATTGCATCCGCGGCCGCACGCTCCTGGCGTGCGAACCGGTTGATCTCAGTGCGCCGCTCGTAGTCGCCTTTGTTCTGGCGATCGATCAGCTCGAAGTCGACGCCGGGCACGAAGCGACGCAGTTCGTCGAACTGATCCTTCGGCTTCATGCGGGCGAACGCGAGCGGATCGAAGGACAGTTCACCGATGAGCTTGTCAAGCACGGACTGCGCAGACGGGAAGCGCGCGCCGTCGGCCGACTCGACGATCAGCGACGTCGTGAAGCCGTCGCCTTCGCTCTTGCGGCGGAAGGTGCGCGTGACCTTGATCTCGCCGAGGTCGAGGCGGATCCGCGCTTCGCTCGCGCCCTTGTGGATGGGCGCCTTCTGGATGTGCTCGGCGCCACAGATGGCCCACCAGATCGAGTCGAGCACGCTCGTCTTGCCCTGGCGATTGCGCCCGGTGATCTGCACGACGTTGCCGTCGGGTGTGATTTCGACGGCGGTGAGCCGCTTCACGTTCTCGGCGATCAGACTGATGATCTTCATTGCGTCGTTTCCTTCATTCAGAGGGTGAGACGGCTGGTCCTGTCCACTTTCTTCGCCGGAACGGCCGGTTCGAGTGCCCGGCCCAGATGCTGGCCTCGATGCTCCAGCCGGCTCACGCGTGCGTGACAGGCGTCACTAGCGCTTCAACCCGGCTCCCAACCGGCACTGCCGCCCCACCTTGTTCGTTACAGAAGCTTGTTGATCGACTCCATGCGATCGCCGATCGCGCCGTCCCATTCGACGGGGAAGTCGCGCTTCGTGTCGTTGGCGTTCTGGATGAGCTGGCTCTTCACGGACTCGAGCGCGCCGATGGTGCTCGCGGCCTTGATCAGCTCGAGGCCGGCGGGAACCTCGATCGGGATGATCTCGCCGGTCGCCTGGTCGTGATTGGGGAGCTGCCCTGCCGCGGTCGATTCAGCCTGCCGCACGTCCTGGAGCGAGACGCGGAACGCGCCATCATCGCCACGCGTCGCATCAAAGGCGTCCTCGATCTCGTCGCTCGTGCGAAGGCCCATCGAGATCTCGGGCGCCGTTGTATCGATCATCCAGGCGGCCGCGCGGTAGCGCAGCATCTTCTCGGGGATCGACTGCCACTTGCTGCCGTTCTTCTGATACCAGCCTTCCTTTTTGGCGAGGGCGATATCGATCAGCGGGCCTTCGATCTTCTCGCCCGTCGCAAGCTCGGTGGCGGTAGCGATGCAGCCCCAGTCGTCCTTGCCCTTCGTGCCGATCATCTTGTATTTGATCGACGTGAAGCGGCCGCACTGGTTGAACGTTGCAATCAGGAACTTCGCAGACCAGCCCGGCGTGCCGTGCACGACGTAGAGGTTCTGCATCACCATGAGCGGCGCGGCGCCCAGGCGGTACGCCATATCGATCGCAATCGCGCAGTTCTCGCGGTTGTTCTGGAAGCGCTGCGGAACCACGCTCGAGCTTGCGAACATGCCGGCGACGCGCCAGGTCAACTGGAACGACTGCAGCGAGGCGAAACCCACCGCGACCTGGGGCAGGTTGGCGACTTCACTACCCGGGTCGGTCGGCTTCAGGGCCTGCATCGTCGTCTGACGAACAGGGGCGGCTACATCAGCGGCGGCGGTGGACATCGAATCTCCTCATTTCCTGTATTTGCAGGTGTTGTAGATCGGGCAGTACTTCTCGCCGCAGAACATTGAGCGAGGATTCCCCGGAAAATTGCCGGCGTGGATCATGTTGGCGAGCGCTTCGAGGATCCCGATCGCGCCCGCCTCGCCGATGAGCACGTCGCGCGGACGTTCCATCGTGTTGGTCGCCACGCGTTGCGCGCGATCCGTCTTGCCGGTTTGAAGTCCGATAATCTCGGCCTTCTCCGTGATCTTCATGCCGAGCGCCTGCTCGGCGAGGATCTCGTAGACGCCAAGCTGGTAAGCGTGGCCCTTCGTTTCGACGTGACCGTCGGCGCGCACTGCTGTCTTGCCCGACTTCAAGTCCGAGATACCGGCGCCATCGCCGACTTTGCGCACGCGGTCAGTGGTGCCGGTGAGCGCTAGCCCGATGTCCGTAATGTCGACGCGCTCGCATTTCACCTCGACGGCGAGATAGCTGCGGGTCGGAGCGACCTCGTCGCAGTACTTGTTATGAAGCGCGATCGCGATGCGCTCGAAGACGCGCGGATCGTCGTCCTCATCGAAGGCGACGTCCTCATCGGGCTTGTGGATCGTATCGACGGCGGCGGCGGCGGCTTCGTTGATGGTGATGCCCGTGCCGGCGAGCTTTGACTCGTCGTAGACCGCCGTGCTCTTGTGGATGGCCTTGCCCAGGAGCGCGGCACCGCTCGACGGCATGCGCTTGCCGAGGATGTGCTTCGCCTCCGCGCGCGCGGCGCAGTCGAAGAAGTCAGGCAGCGCGGAGGCGCGGACGACAACGGTGCGAAGGCTATTGGCCATAAAAGTTTATCTCTACCGTTCTAGAAAGGAATGCTGTCGTCTGCCACTTCCGGATCCGCCTGCGCGGGCTCAATTTCCGGCGAGGGCGCACTTCGCGACCAGTAGCGTTGTCGCGAGGCGATGAAGTCATCGACGTGGATCATTCGCGCGTAGGGCGGGACAGGCTTTTCCACGAGGCGGAGCTGCGGATGAGTGAGCACCGCGAACACGCCGAGGCACTCATCCCACGTGAGATGGAGCGCGGACTGCTCGCCTTCGTAGATGTCGAGGCAGTTGTCGCTGCCCAGAATCACCGTCAGAGTGCGCGGCCGCGGTGTCTGGGCGCGCGCGGGCTGCGGCTCGGGCGCTGGCGGCGAAGCATCGATGAGCGCCGGCGCGCGAAAATCGCCGCACCGCCCGCAATGAACCGCCCACTCCGCGTTGATCTGCGTGCATCGCTGGCATGTCCACGGTGCCGCGCTCATCGCGTGACCCTCCGCGGCGGCTTCCGCGGTGACTCGGCCAGCTTCTTGAGAACCGCCTCCTGATGCGCGAGCACGCGATGCGCGTGCGCCGTCTCGGCCGTCACTTCGGCCTCGAGTCGCACACTCACGATCTCGATCGACCGCCGGCGCGCGTTCAATCGCTTGGCGAGATCGCGAACGAGATTCACAACGGCGGTGCCGGGCGAAGTCGCGTCGACGGATTCGGTCGCGGCCTTCGCGCGGTACTTCCACGTGATGAGGTAGGCGCTCATCAGTCTGCCTGCCGTAATAGCATCGCCGGCCGGTTTCGCCGCTCCTCGCGGTCCAGGCGCGCGCGCTCCTTGATGTTCCTGGCCACGCGTTGCCGCCACTGCTTTTCGAGCAGCGCATCCGCGTGCTTCTGCAGGTCGAGCGAGCCGGAGCGTCGATCCAGAAAGCCACGAACATTGAAGGTGATCCTCATGGCGCGCTCTGCCCGATGAAATCGAGAAGCGCGACAATCGCGGGATGGCGCGGTTCGAGCACCGGCGGCTCAGCGTCCAGCGCATTCGCCCGCACGAGCTCATCGCGGAACTTCAGGAAGGCCGGGTCCTGCGGCGGGAGCTTCTGCAATGCCTCCGGAATGCATTCGAGCCAGCGGCCGTCGAAGGTTGTGCAGGTGTACGCGTAGCCGCCCTCGCAGTCGTGCGCCTCGTGCAACGCGCTGACTACGGTGAGTTCCGTGCCGAAATACGGGGTGACGCGTCCGAACGTCGTGCCCGGCGGGCTCGCCAAGAGCAGGGCCTTCTCGCCAATGCTGAAGGTCTGGTGCGTCACGATGCGCGGCCCTCCGCCTTGGCGATGACTTCCCGAATGTCGGCGCACTCCTCGCAGTCGTATTCCACGTCTGCAATGGCGGCGCAGCGATCTCCGTATCCATCGCCACCGATCGTTCCATGGCGGGTTCCCGTGCCGTTGCACTCTGCGCATTCGCTGGCAAGTTTCTGCGCCAGCGCGAGCAGTTCCGGCGCAGCCGCCATCACGCGCGCATTCGCTTCGGCTTCCGCAGGGCTGATGTAGCCGGGCATCGCGATGTCGTCGTCATCGTCGTCGTAAGCGCTCGCGATCAAAATGGGGCTGCCGGCGTCGGGGACTTCGTAATCGAGCACGATGTCGTTGCGGCGATTGCTCATCACCGCTTCGACGCACCAGGGGCCGCGGGTGTGCTTGACGTCGCTCATGCGCCGACCCTCCGAAGCCCGAAATCCCCCAGCGCCTGCTCCAGCGCCTTCGCTTGCGAGTCAGTGACATCGAAGCTTGCGCACCCGATCCACAGCATCGGCATCGCCTCACCCTCGGCGTGCCGGATGCGGCAGCGGGCCATGTCGTCCATCGCAAAGCCGAGCGTCGACACCTGATCGGGCGCGTACACGCTGACGCGCAGCGAATTCGTATCGCGCAGCGTGACCTTGAGGTAGCGCGGCAGCTTTTCGGTCGGCGGTAGCCAGAAGTGTCGGTCGTGGATGATGGGGGCGGCGGCGTTCATGGCTGCGACCCCTTCGCCGCATCGCTGTCGGCGATCATCGCCATCACGGTCTTTTGCGTGATCCAGTGCTGGAAGATCACGGTGACATGCGCGGAGTGATCCGCTTTCGTCAGCAAGTGGCCGTTCGCGTGCTCGCCGTGATCGTGAACGGCAAGGTCGATGGAGTCGAACTTGGCTCGGTCGGCGACGCCGATGTAAGCGAGTCGCGGACCGCAGATGCCAACGAAGTCCCGGCAGCCGGGCTCGAAGCGCTCGAATCGCGGGCACGTGATCCGATGCAACTCCTGCTGCCCACAGGTGCAGACCTTCGATGGGGCGTTGACCGGCACGGCGTCGGCGGTGCTCACGACGGCGTCCTCAGAATGCGCAGCGCATCCAACTCATCGAGCTGCTCATCGACAAGCGCGCGTTCGGCTGTCAGCCATGCCCGGCGCCGCATGAGAGCGGCTCGCAAGTCGGACTCGCGCTGGGCATCGCTTGCGCGCGCAAGGTTCGCCTCGCGGGCTTCGCGCATGATGGTGCGGAGGCTCACGGGTGACTCCGCGTGGGTATTCCGAGTTCGGCGTAGCTCGCAGTCCAGCCGAGCCGCTCGCGGTAGGACACGAAGTCCATGGCTGCGTACGGCTCCTCGCAGATGTGCATGGCGGGCACGGCACCCCAGCTGCGCCAGGTGCGGCCGCAGTGTGTGTGCTGGATCTCGCCGGTCGTGGTGAGTTTGAAGCCGGCTGCTCGCGCGGCGCGGTCGACGGTGTTCGCGGCCTTGTGCGAAGGGGTCATGGGCTCACCTCAATGACCGCGTTGCCGACCAATGGCCCGTAGCCGAACTCGGACGCCATCGTCGTGGCCTGCGCGTTATGCGGCAGGCCGTCGAAGCGACCGTTCTCGTTGACGTACGCGTCGCGCACCTTGCCCTCGTGGCGCACGCGGATCAGTTCGATGTAGCCGCCGACCGCGTCCTGCAGTTCCTTCAGCGTGGCTTTCTTGCCGGCGCACACGCGCGAGTCCGTGGAGCCGTCGGGCTTGAAGAGGATGAGAGTTGCGGTGCTCACGCCGACACCCGCTCGAAGCGCGCATCAACCCGCCGGCCTTCCGCCGCGTCGTCACACGCACGCTTGAGGTCGCTGAGGATGTAGCGCGCGCACTGCCCGGTGATCGCGCCGAAGAGGGTGTGGCAGAGCGCGGAAGTTGCGAGGTCGGCGCGCGGGTGGCCTGAAGCGACCATCACCGCGGCGATGTTGTTCTCGTGGCCGACCAGCGCTTCGCCGATGACGTCGGGGAATTCGCGCACGACGACCGCGGCCTGCGCGTTCGTCAGTTTGATGTCGGCGGCGCTGTTGTAGCCGTCGTGGGGCTCGACCTCGACAAGGTCGGCGAGCAACTGCGCGTAGGCTGCGCTGGTGTCGGTGCGGCTCATCGGCAATCCATCCGCTGGCAGTCGAGCCCCGGCAAGGTGACGTCATGGGCGCGCGTCGAGTCGCGATGGTGCGAACCGGCGATGAGGGCGACGCTGCCGACGGCGACGATCGTCACGGCGGCGCAGGCCGTGGGGTGACGCTCGCAGGTGGCGCAGGCGCTGAGGAGCGCGGCGAGGGCAAGGGCCGCGACTGCGGTTCGCCCGACATTCTTCTGTTGCTGTTCCACCCGTCCCACCTCAGACGCTAGTTGATGTGTACTAGAATACACGTATCAGTAGCACCGTGCAACTAGATACACGGCTGAAGCGTAAGGGTCAGTGGATTCTATTGCACCGGCAAAGACTTAGGATGCGTCCGGGGCTGTATCTGAATCGGTCTTGGCGAGGGCGGACTCCGCTTTCACCACGCGCCGGACCGAGGCCTGGCCAACTTCCGAGAGGTTCACGAACTGTTCAACCAGTTCGTGCATCGCGGCATTGCTCTTCTGAGATATTTCGATGGCCGGACACAGTAACTGCCACAGAGGGATCTTGATGAACGCTGCCACGGCAGAGAGCTTGTCGAGCTGAGAGGCTCCCGTGCCGTTGAGCATGTTGCTCACGGTTTTGTTCGACACACCGATCGCATCCGCGACTGACCTCGCACTGAGCTTCCGTTTCGAGAAGGCGTGACGCAGATTGCGCGCAAGAATGTCCTCCGGACGGGACAGCGCGTGTTCTTGCCCAGTTTTGTGTAGGCCATTCCCCATGACCCCGTACGGTAAAGGAGGCGCCGTGTAGGTGGTTGCAACCATAGCGTGTCGTAAACTACACTGGTCGGCATGCCAAATGAGCCCGACCTGACAGAATCCCTGCTGACACGCACAAAAAGGCTGCTCGCCGACCGTGGCGACACCCCGTTGCGCGAGATCGCCGAGGGCGCCGAGGTCGAAATGGAATGGCTCAAGTCCATCGCCTACGGCCGCATCAAGAATCCGGGCGTGCTCACGCTCGAGAAGCTCCACGCATATCTCATCGACTGGCACGCCGCGCGCCGTTTCCAGCAGCGCAACGAAGTGCGGGCGGGCTGAGTGATGGCGAAGCCGTACGGCAGGAGGACCTGCGGCGCAGAAAGGCGTGGGGCGCAGCGCGGATAGCCGACGAACGGGGCGGGGTTGATGAACAGAACTAAGAAGCGCCATTGCAAGCACAGCGACCCGGCGTGCCCGGGCTGCCTGCGCAACCGCGAGTCTGCTGCCAGGGCGAGAGACAACGCGCGCACCGATCAGTGCGGGCAGGGGTATTGGCCGGGAGGGGCGTGGTGAGCACCAGCATGGCCGCGCTCGAATATCGTCTGCAACTGAAAGACCCGCGCTGGCAACGCCGCCGGCTCGAGCGCCTGCAGCTCGCTCACTTCGCCTGTGAGGAATGTGCGAGCACGAAGAAGACACTGCACGTTCACCACAAGAAATACCGCACCGGCGCGCCGCCGTGGGACTACGTCGACAGCGAGCTCGAGGTGCTGTGCGAGGACTGCCACGAGGGGCGGCACTTCGAGAAGCCGAGCGCGGCGGACATGGAGCTCGAGGAGCGAATCGCGCGCGCGTATGCCGCGATGCTCGACGCGCCGACCCAGGATGCGAAGAGGGCCCAGGCGGATCACATGACGTGGCTGGTGCGGCAGCGCAGCCCGGCGCAGATCACTCGCATGGAACGGCGCCGGAGCTTGCGCTGATGGCCGGATGGGTGAAATGGGAGAAGGACCTCGAGACCGACCCGCGCTTCATCCGGCTCGCGCGCAAGCTGCGTGACACATGTCACGCTGGTGCGTTACAGGGTGCGTTACCAGCCGCCGCGATTGCCTCGCTGACGGCCGGTTGCCTCCTCAGATTCTGGGCGTACGCCGACACCCACATCCGCGCGGACGACACGTTGGACCTCGGTTTGGCCGATATCGACGACCTCGTGGGCTTCCCCGGATTCGCTCAGGCGATGCCGGAAGACTGGATGCGCCCGATCGATGACGGCAATGTAGAACTGCCGGGCTATCAAACACATAACGGCGTTGAGGCGAAGAAGCGCGACCTCAATCAGAAGCGTCAGGAGCGACGCCGGTCACGCATAGGTCACGTCGATGTCACGCAAGAGCGTGACGCCAGCGTGACACAAGCGTTACCAGACCAGACCAGACCAGACCAGACCAGTACAGATACGTTGCCCGGCGGGCAACTCGCGGCCACACCCGAACGCGAACGGAAGCGAACCTCCCGGACCTGGCCGCGTGAACTGCACGACGGCGTGATTGCGGCCTACCACGAGCTGCTACCCGACCTGCCAGCCGTCCGGGACTGGCCGGAACGTCGCAAACGCAAGCTCGACGCCCGTATCGGCGAGCGCATGAAGGCCGGCAAGCGCGCAGACGAGCTGAAGTACTGGCGAGACCTATTCGCAAAGGTCCAGACGAGCGATTTTCTGTGCGGGCGCAAAGGCGACTGGCGTTGCCCTGGGCTCGAATGGCTGCTCGAGCCGGCGAACTTCCTGAAGGTCATCGAGGGCAACTACGACAACACCGCTCGCCCGAACGGAGCCGGCCATGCGCGCTGACAACGTCCACACCCTCCCGGGCGCCGTTCTGCCGCACTCGGTCGAAGCCGAACAGGCCGTGCTCGGCAGCCTCCTGATGGGCGACACCACCGCCTGGTCGCGTGTGGTCGGCAAGCTCAGCGCCGCGGACTTCTTCCGCCCCGACCACCGCCTGATCTTTGCGGCCATTGCGAGGCTCGCGAATGCGGGCGCGGAAGCGGACATCGTGACCGTGAGCGCACGCCTGCAGGCCTCGGGCGAGCTCGACGAGGCTGGCGGCATGCCGTACGTCGCGAAGCTCGCGCGCGACACGGCGACCGCTGCGAACCTCGAGGCGTACGCCGAAGTCGTGCGCGAGCGCTCAACGCGCCGGCAGCTCGGCAAGCTCGCGGAGTCGATCGGGCGCGCGGCAGGTGTAGCGACGAAAGGCGACGTGACCGCCGAGGAGCTCGTCGCGGATGCCCAGCGCTCGCTGCTCGCGCTGCAGTCGAACGCGCGCACCGGTACAGGCCTCGTCGGCGTGCAGGAACTCACGATGCTGCTGATCGACGACCTCGATCGCCGTCGGGAGAAATCCGCTGGCCTCACCGTCGGCCTCGCCGACTTCGACCGCCTGACCTGTGGCCTCGAGGCGGGAGACCTCGTCGTGCTGGCAGGACGCCCTGGCATGGGCAAGACCGCGCTGCTGGGCACAATCGCGCTGCACGTAAGTCGCACAGTACCGGTCGCGGTGTTCTCCGCAGAAATGCCCGCTCAGCAGCTGCTCCGCCGCAGCATCGCGAACCTGGGCGATCTGCCCCAGGGCAGGCTGCGCCGCGCCGAGCAGCTCACCGACGATGACTGGGCCGCCATCGCCCGCGCAGCCGGCGAGCTTTCGAGTCGCCAGTTGTGGATCGACGAGACGCCGCTGCCGACGCTCGCTCACGTGCGTGCGGAGTCGATCGGGCTGCAGATGCGCGCCGGCTCGCTCGGCTTGGTGCTCGTCGACTATGTGCAGCTCGTGCAGGGCGCTGGCGCGAATCGCTACGAGCAACTGCGTGATGTCGCCTACGGGTTCAAGGCGCTCGCAAAGCAGCTGCGCGTGCCCGTGGTGGTGCTCGCGCAGATCAACCGCGGCACCGAATCGCGCGAGGACAAGCGGCCCGGCATTTCCGACCTGCGCGACTCTGGCGCCATCGAGGAAGCCGCCGACATCATCGGCATGCTCTACAGCGAGGGCTACTACAACCCGGACTTCGGCATGCCTTACGTGCTCGAGTGCGCTATCTCGAAGAACCGCAACGGTGATCGCGGGCTGTGCCTGTGGTGCATGAACGGCGAGCGCTCGCGTATCACCGTGCTCGATGACGGCCCGCGAGCGCAGTACCGGCATCTGCGTGCGCAGCAGACCAAGCGCGGCGCAGGGGATGACCTGTGACCGAGTCTCCCAACTGGCACACCACCATCCACGCCCGCGTGCTCGCCGACGCGAAGCTCCTCGGCCTCCTGCCCGAACGCGAAACCACCTTCGCCTCGCTGCCGAAGAAGATCCTCGACGCACTGCTGCCGGAACTTGTCAGCCTCGAGAAAGCCGCGACGGGCAGCGTCAACGAGCACCGCAAGACGATCGCCGCGATGGAGCGAATCATCGCGCGGCGCGTGTGGAACGCGCTCACGCCGTTCTCCACGAAGGCGCTCGGCCGCTTCGAGCAGCTCGACTTCGATCCGTACGCAACGCCTGCAGCGACACGCGATTGGTGCTCGCGGCTCGATGCGGCGCTTGCGCCCGTCAATGTTCCACGTGCCACAAATTCCGTACAGGGGTAATCGACATGGCCAAGACGAAACCTGCCGAAGAGAAAGCCACGAACGCGTTCCTGCCACTGGAGGATGTCGCGTGCCGCCTCGGTAAATTCAGCAACAACCTCGTGAAGAGCGCGGGGCCTGACGACGACGAGGAGGACGATGACGACGAGAGCGAAGAGGTCGGCGTCTTCACGTTCCCCGTCACCGAGCTTCTGCTCACGAAAGAGCAGGTGATTCAGCTCTTCGGCGACAAGCACGTGCACGCGTGCTGGTACAACACCAGCAAGGGCGTTGACTCGCCGATGCCGTGGATCGGGTGCCTGCCGACGATGGGCAAGGATCTGCCGCCGGGCTTCGCGTTCAACCGCAAGTTCGAGAACGTCGTCGTCGAGCTCGCCTATGCCGAGAGCCCGAACGGCAACACGGTTCGCGACAAGTTCGAGGGCTGCAAGATCGCTCGCATCCGCTGCATGCCGCGACCGGGCACCGGCGGCAACACCGAGGTGAAGCTGCACCTGCAGATCCGCCCTGGCATCGGCAAGGCGAACCTGCGGCTGCAGGAAGCGCAGAACCATCGCATCGCCTTCACGGTACTTAGCGCGGACGTCGCGGCCGCGAAGGATTCGAAGCAGCAGCAGCTCGCGCTGGGCTCGCCGCCGGCGAAGGATGGCGAGGAGCCTGCCGTCGGCGCAGGATTCGCAGCGGCCGCGCAGGCCAAGGTCGCAGGCTACAACCGCGGCCGTCCCGTCGAGGACGAAGAGGGCGAGGGCGCCCCGAACGGGACGCACTGATGGCCGCCGGCGACGCCTGCGCAAACTGCAAGTTCGCGAAAGCGAAACCGACGGAGCAGCCGGGCGTTCTCGCGATCATCTGCCGCAGAGAGCCGCCGCGCCTGTTCGCGCAGTTCTTCCTGGTGCCGAATCCGAACGGGGGCGGGGCTGAGCCGCGGCCAGTGAGCGGTACATTCTGGCCGCAGGTTACCGCGACTGACTGGTGCGGCGAGCACGCGGTCGATCTCGTGGTCGCTCCTGCGGCCAGTTTGCGCAGATCATGATCACCATCGGCATCGATGTCGGTGTCACGGGTGCATTGGCCGCGATCGACGAGGCCGGCGAGGTCGTGCTGCTGAAAGACTTGCCCGTCGCCGTGCACGGCAGCTCGAAGTGGATCGACGGCGCCGAGCTGCTCCCGCTGCTGTTCGCCGCCCGCAAAGGCGATCTGCCGGCGCGCGTCTTCGTCGAGCACATCCACGGCACGCCGAAGATGGGCGTGACGACCTCGCACTCGCTGGGCCTGACGTTCGGCTCGGTGCTGAGCATTCTGCAGATCGCGCGGTTGCCGTTCGAAGCGGTGGTGCCGAGCAAGTGGAAGCGCGCGCTCGGGCTCATCATGCCGGGCGCCACCGATCACGAGAAGAAATCGGCCAGCCTCGATCGCGCGCGGATGCTGTTCCCGATGGCGCCGCTATCGCGGCAGAAGGACAACGGGCGCGCTGAGGCGCTGCTCATCGCGCACTACGGGCAGCGGCACGTGCTGGGCCATGTGGCACCGGCGACGGCGGCAGTTGCGTCGGCACAAGCGGGCGATCTCGCGCTCGTCGGCGGAGGGAAGGCGGCGTGATGGCTACCGGAAATGCCAAGCTCATCATTCTCGTGCGCTGGACCTGCAGTAATTTCGTTCATCACGAGCACCGCTGGATGTGGACGGCGCGTTGGTGCGGCCGCGCTCAACGACTATGGCGGTGGTTCGCAATGGCCGATAGTTTCTGGTGCATCGATGGACACCGCCATGCGACGGCTGAAGCAATGGAAGAATGCGAGCGGAGTCGCAAGAGGGCGGGAACATGCTTGCCGAAGATCTGATAGTCCTCGCCGCCGCCAAGGGCATCGACCTGAAGCGCATTGCCGGCGGATCGACACCCGACAGCGGGCCGAGCGTGCGCAGGCGCAGGCGCGGAGGCGATGAACTGAAACGCGACAACGGCCGCCCGATCTACGAAAGCGTGAAGGGTCACCAGACGCGCGTCGTGCGTTATCCCGCTTGGTCGCATGCGGAGCTTGGGCAGGCGGCAGGCGGTGTGCCGCGGTTGCCCTGGCTTGCCGCGCAGTTCAGCCTCGCCGGGGATCGCACGCCCGACACGTTCTGGGAACTGTACGAAGGGCTGCTCGGTGAGGCGCTGCTGTTCCGCAGGCAGCACCAATGGCCGCATCAGGTCGTCGGCATTGGCGGCGCCGCGCGCTTCTACCTGCCGGAACTGGCGCAGCTCGTGCTCGACGAGGATCAGCACCGGCCGTACTTCGAGGCGCAGTCGAGGCTCTACCCGATCTACCTGCACGTCGAGCCACACGTGTGGAACGGCAAGCTCTACGAGCGCTTCGATCGATTGAAGTGCGTGTATCAGGCATGGCTCGGAACCGCGCTAGGCATGATCCAGCGAAAGGTTTCCGAACGCGAGGCCGTCAGTGAAGCAGTCTGAGCGGGTCAAGCGCGATGGACGAATCTGCGCAGGCTTCCGCGCCGGCCGCACAATCCCACGTCTCGCTGACGAGTTCGGGATGTCCTGTGCGGGCGTCGGTCACGTGCTGAAGCGCGGGGGCCTCACTGCCGAGGACGGCGGCCGCGCGAAAAAATCCACATCACAAGCGAGGAGCAATCGATGAATATCAGATTGGGCGTCAAAGCCAGAGACAAGATCAGCGGGCTCGAAGGAATCGTGACCGCGCGCGTCGAGTACCTGTACGGCTACGTGCAATGGGGCCTGGCGCCGCCTGCGAAGGACGGCGAGATCAAGAACACGCAGTACATCGATGAGGGGCGCGTGGAGTTCATCGGCGAAGGTGTCGCGCCATCCGAAGTCCGGGTGGACGTGGGCGGCGCCGGCGACTCCCCCGGATCGGCCCGGATGCACCCGTGAAGTTGTCGACTTCTCAAATGAGAAGTCGGCGCCATTTTCAGGACATCCCCTCGCGGAGCGCAACTTACTGACTTGACACCGGAATTTCGTAAGCGTACAAAATCGACCCCGCGGGCGAGCTACGCCTGCACCAAGCCCGGCCCTCAAAAGCCGGGTTTTTTCGTCTTGGCTCTTCGTCGACTTCCCCCTACCTGGGCCCGGCATTCCCGGGGCTTTTTTCGTTTCAGGAGGCCCGCCGTGCGCATGCTCGTTGTCGCGGTCCTCGCGCTGTTCGCCATCAGCCTAGCGCCGCCCGTGCTGGCAGGCTCGGCACCGGTGTCCTGCAAGCCGCCCACGCAGAACACAGACGGAACGGTGCTCACCGACCTCTCGGGTTTCCGGTTCTACTACGGCAAATCGGTCGACGCGCTCACGACGTTCGTGACGCTTGCGAAGCCATCGCCATGCTCGACGACGATCGACAATCTCGCGCCGGGCACCTGGTACTTCACGGTGACAGCGCTCACAAGCGCCGGCGCGGAGAGCGAGAACGCGAATCCCGTGTCGACGGTCGTTGCAGATGCGACACCGACCTGTCCGGCCGCGCCGGCCAACGAAACTCGCGCGCAGGTCTGCACCGCGCCGCTCGTCGGCAGCTGGACGCAGACGCACGGATGGACTGCGGCGGCCTCGCCAACGTGCTGGACGGCGAATGCGTGGGCGCCCGCAGCTGCTCCGGCCGGCGCGTGCGCCCAGCCGGTGCTGCTCACGGCCGGGCCTTACAGCTACGAGCTCACCGGCACGGCCGCGAAGCCTTCGATGTCCGCGATTGGCCTCGTGCCCGCCGGCCTTCAGTGCAGCGCGACGCTCAAGACCGTGGGCGGCGTACAGTTCTGCCAGATCCCGCGCTCGCAGTCCGATCTCATCGGCTGGCCGGTCGACAAGACGCTCGCCGCGGGCGTGTGGGCGCGGGTCGCGCCGTGAGCAACGCACCGGCCGGTCTCCGCGTCGACATCTTTCACCACATCGTCCTCGACTCGAAGCTCGCGGACGCCATTCAGGAGTTGAGGGAAATCATGGTCACCAAAACCGAATTCGTGACGCAGCTGGGTGCTCTGCAGGCGCAGCTCGAGAAGTCGAAGGCCGAAGAGATCGCCGCGATCAGCGCGCTCACCACGCAGGTCGCGACGCTGCAGGCTGCAATCGACGCAGCGGGCAGCGATGTGCCGCCGGAGATCATCACGGCTTTCCAGGGCGTGCAGGCTGCTTCGCAGGCGCTCGACGATCTGAACCCGGACGCGCCCGCCGCCGGCTGAGGCAACGACGGCCGCCTCGGGTGTACGTCAGCACGATGCACATCGCGTGCGGCCCGAATCTCGTGATCAAAGTCGGCGGACGCGACGACTCCGAAATGTTCGTGGCGCTCGCCGGTGACCCCGATCGCACCTCGAAGCGGGTACTGCACCCGCGCAGACGTTACCCGCCGCTTCACCGTCCGCTGACGCTTCGACCTGGCCCGGCCTGCGCCGCGCCGTGAGGTAATCCATGAGCAGCAAAGGTTTTCGCGAGCGCATTCTCGAAATCGAGACTGCGGGCACCGCGCTCGTCAGCAGCACGACGGAAACGAGCCTGCTGCCGGCCTCGCAGCTCACGGTCAAGACGCCGGACGGCTACTTCGATAGCCTCGGAAAGCGCCTGTGCTTCGAGTTCAGCGGGCAGATCAGCAATCGCGTCACGGGGCCCGACACCTTCAAGTTCCGAATCTTCCTGGGGTCGGTTGCGGTCTTCGACTCCGGCCTCATCCCGCTCAACATCGTCGCGAAGACGAACGTGCACTGGAAGCTGAAGGGCGAGCTCGTCTGCCAGGCCTTCGGCGGCGGCACCTCCACCACGCTGTTCCCGAAGAACTGCGAGTTCGAGAGTGAATCCGTCATCGGTTCGCCGGCGGCAACGGCTGGCGGCTGCGGCAAACTGTTGCTGCCGTTCAACACCGCTCCCGTGGCGGGCGCAGGCTTCGACAACGGCCCCTCGCAGCTCTTCGACCTGAAGGGCACGCATTCGGTGAACAATGCCGGCAACTCGATCACGCTGCTTGCGGGCCATGTCGACGTCTATACGTGATGCATGCCGATCCGGCGCTCGGCGTTCGGTAAGTTCGGCTCGGGCTTGATATCGAACGACCTGATCATCACGTTCGGTGCGACCGAAAACCCGATCTCGCAAGGCGGGAAGTGGAAGAACGGCCAGACCGATGGGGTGCTCTGGCAGGATGTGCAGACCGTTCCGGGGTTTGCCGAAGCAACAGGCTTCGCAGGAGATCGATTCGAGGGCTCGGCCTTCGATGACAACATCGCGCAGGCCACCACCGCCCTATGGTCGGCGCCTCCCGATATGTTCATCGAAGGGGTCGTGCACTACGGATATTCGGGGTTGCCGAATGCCGCACATGAGATCGAACTGCTTGCGCGCTTCAGCATCAGCGCAAGCGACGCGCATGGCTATGAGATCCTTTGGGGAGTCGATCCCACCGGCTCCTACACGGCAGCGGTGCGATGGGCCGGCGGTCTTGGCGCCTTCAACGCCATCTTCGACCCGGGCGACGGCAGCATGCCCACGCCCACGGAAAACGATGTGCTGCGCGCCGAGTTCACCGGCAGCACCTGTCGGCTGCTGCTGCACAACAGCGTCATCTCCGGCGCGGCTGCGCTCGACCTCAGCAAGGAAGTCGGCGGCTCGACGCTGGGCGTGTGGTCGAGCGGGCAGCCTGGCGTCGGCTTCTGGCCTGTGCACGGTACGGGGCAGGACATCACGAAGTTCTGCTGGAAGCAGATCCGCTGCGGGGCTCTCTAGATGGCCGATCAGTTCATCCAGAGCGTAGAGGCCTCGGGCACCACCACTGCGCAGGCATCGATTACGGCGTCGGGCGTGTACCCGCTGGTTGCCTTTCTGTATGACGGCGCCGTTTCCGGCACACCGACTGTTCACACGGTAAATTCGGATCTCAGCGGCTCGTTTCTCGGCGGCGCAAGCGCATCCGACGGGGCGAACTTCGTTTTCGGCCAGGCCTTCACGATCCTGAATCCTGCGGCCGGACTGCACACGATTACCGGCACCGTCGACACCGGGAACCCCTGTTACCTGCGGGTGGGGGAGGTTCAGGGCCCTGCGGCCGGTGCGATTCTCGACACGAAAGCGCAGTTCCAAAGTGCGCCCGGGACTGGCGTCGACGCGGTGAGCTCGACCGCGCTCACGTTCGCCGGGGCGTCAACCGTCATCGCGATGTCGACGGATTCCGCGAGCGTCTCGACATCGGATGAGCCCACCGCGGGAACCGGGTTCACCTCGCGCGCGAACAACGCCAACAGTGCAATCGGGGCATGGCGCCTTGAGTCGGGAGCCTTTGCGGCCAATACGGCTGGCCTTTTCAAGGCGATCACGGGCAGTCACAACTTCATCACGCTCGCGGTCGCGGTGCTCAACGCAAGCGGCGGGGGCGGAAGCGGCACGACGGCCGTCAGCGATCTCGGCTCGCATCGCAACCGGCCCGGGCGCGGCCCCTACAGCCTGGGGCGCTACTTCCGGCCGGCGATTGACGCGTTCACGCGCCCCGTGCAGAGCATCAGCGATTCGATCAGCGAAGCGGCAAGCGGAGCCGATTCGCTTTCTGCGCTCCTCGCCGCGCCCGGGGCTCTGACGGAAAGCGGCGCGGCCACGGACGCCGTCACATCGATCGTCACGGCCGTCGCAACGCTTGCGGAAGCCGGAAGCGCAGCCGATGCGCCGTCCGCGATCCTGATCGCTGCTGCCGCATTCACTGAGTCGGGCAGCGCGACCGATGCGCCCTCGGCCGCCTCGGGAAATGACAGCTCGCTCAGCGAGACGGGCAGCGCCTCGGATGCCGTGAGCAGCGCGCTCACCGCGGTGGCCGTGCTCTCCGAAAGCGGCGCGGGGGCAGATGTTGTAAGCGCGCTTGCGGTTCTCGCCAGCGCGCTGAGCGAAAGCGGCTCGGGCACCGACGTCGTCACTGGCACCGTGGGCGCGCAGACGTACAACGTCTCGGTCTCCGAATCGGGGGCTGCGACGGGCGCGCCGTCCGCGCTATTGGCGGCGGTCGCATCGCTTGCCGAAACCGGCACCGCGGGTAGCGTGGTCGATGGCTCCGTGGGCGGGAACACGTACTCGGTCTCCGTCATCGAGACGGGTGCGGCGGCGGATGCTCTCGTTTCTGTACTCGCGGCCGCAGCCTCTATCTCGGATGCCGCCTCCGCTGCCGAGGCGGTGAGTTCCGTGCTCGCTGCGGTGGGCGCCGTCACTGAGTTCGGCGCCGCGACAGACCTCGTCATCACGACCTGGGCCGGGCTTTCGAGCCTTGCCGAGGTTGCGGCGGCTGTTGATCGCATCGCCGCGGATGGTCAGCTCTTTCCCGGCAAGCGAATCGTCGTCCTTCGTGTCCGAGACCGCATCGTGCGGCTCATCCAATAGTTGCAGGAGATCACCCGCATGGGAGTTCAACGAGATCGCGTCGCGGCTTATCGCGATGCCGTGGCCCCGACTGGCGCGAAGGAAATTCGCATGCCGATGACCACGCAGGACGCGGCAGAACTGCTCACCGAACTCAATAAGGAGGAAGTGCGCCATCCGGAGGCCTGCGTTGCCGGATTCGCCGCACTCGCGGAAGTCGGCAAGGCTCCCGAAGCCGGCGATAGCGAAGCCCTGATGCGCTACTTCGATCGCCTCAGCAAGGCCGCGACGATCTTCTGGGATGGCTTCGAAGGCCAGACCGTTGATGGCGTCGAAATCATCCGGAGACGCTAAGCGCCATGAATATCCTCAAGCATTTCGGCGAGCGCATGTTCGCCTGGGCCCGCTCGACGGTCGCGCTCGTCAAGAACGTCGGGCTCATCGAGGCGATCCGCGCGCCGCGCTTTCGCTACGACTACCAGTGTGTCGGTCCGCGCGAAGTCGATCGACCGCGCTATGTCGCGCTGCGCGATCGCATCCGGCAGCTCTCGGCGTGCGTCGATGAGACCTCGCGCAATCTGCTGCGCACGCTGAGCGCCGAGTTCGACGCGATCCCGCTCGAGCCGAAGTGGGCAGCGAGTTTCTGGAACACCGTCTGCACCGGCGGCAAGAACGACCTGCTCGACAAGTACTTCGCGGGCTCGTCGTATACGGCCACCTGGTACCTGATGCTGATCTCGTCGGTGTCGTACAGCGTGATCGCTGCCGCTGACACGATGGCCTCGCACGCGGGCTGGACCGAAGCAGGCCCGACGAACGCGCCGAACTACTCGCAGTCCACGCGTGTGGCGCTCACGTTCAGTGCGGCGAGCGCGGGCAGCAAGGCGACCTCCGCGGCGTCCGCGTACTCGATCACGGCCACCGGCACGGTCAAGGGCGGCGCCGTGACCTCGGTCAACACCAAGGATGGCACGACCGGCATCCTGTATTCCGCCGGCCTCTTCAGTGGCGGTGATCGCGCGGTCATCAACGGCGACACGCTCAACTGCTCGCTGACCGTCTCGGTGTGATGCCGGCGTGCAGCGCTTCGCGCCCCTGCATCCGGATGCCAAGGACGTCCTCACGTTCGACTTCTCCGCGGGCCTTCTCGATGGCGAGACGCTCGTCGGGCCGCCCGTTCTGTCGGTGAAGATGAGGCTCGGCGCGGATACGAGCCCAGCATCCCTCTTCAACGGCACGAGCCAGATCGATGCGACCAGCATGCTCGTGCTCGTTCCGGTGCAGGGCCGGGTAGAGGGCGCCGAGTACGAACTGGAGTGCCAGTGCGCGACGACAAACACGAAGAAGTACTTCGCGCTGAGCGCCGTGCTGCCGATCGCAAGATGAGGATGTCGCACCCGTGATGGTCGTCAGCGTCAAGGCTGATATCTCGAAGGCGCTGGAGCGCTTCTCCAATCTCGAGCGAAGTCAGTTGCCGTTCGCAACCGCTGTGGCCATGACGCGCACCGCGAAGTTCGCCCTGGGCGAGGAAGTGAAGGAGATCAACAAGGTCTTCGATCGACCGACGCCCTACACGCAGAACTCGCTGTTCGTCCGGCCGGCGACGAAGCGCGATCTGCGCGCCACGGTCGAGATGCGCAGTTTCGCCGGCAAGGGCAACCCGGCAACGCGTTTCCTGCTGCCGGAGATCGAGGGCGGTGCGCGCCGCATGAAGGGCTTCGAGAATCTGCTTGTGCGCAACGGCATCATGCCGGCCGGCTACTTCGCCATCCCGGCAAGCGGTGCGCCGCTCGATGCCTACGGCAACGTGCCGGGCAGCGCCATCACGAAGATCCTGTCGCAGCTGCAGGCCTCACGCGACTCGACTGCGAATGAGCCCGCGACCAAGCGACTGCTGCGCAATCGCAAGCAGCGAGCCGGGCGCTACTTCGCAGTGGGAGTCGATGAGCGCGGACCGCTGAAGCCGGGCATCTACGAACGGCTGAACAGCGCGTTTCATGGCGGCATCCGCGCGGTGTTCGTGTTCACCCGCAAGCCACCGCGGTATGCGAAGCGCTTCGGCTTCTACTCGGTGGGCGAGGCTGCGGCACGCGGGCGGTTTCCGCTCGAGTTTGATCTGGCGCTGCGTGAAGCCGTGGCGACGGCGCGATGATAGGTAAACCGGAGTACGGCCGTCCTGTACCGGTCGTCTACGGAAAGACACGCGTTCCCGTGACCATACTCTGGTACTTTGGATTCAGAGCACGGACCTGAAAGCGGCGCTCGCGGGTGTTGAAGCACCCGGCGAGCGCCTGACCATCCCAACAATTGAGGTGTTGACATGGCTGAGACGGAGCATAGCGCAGGGCCGACCCGCCAGCGGCGCGGTCGATATCGCGATCCAGAAAAGAGGCGCGCCAAGGGACGGCGCAGCTATCAGCGGCATCGGGAGAAGATCAAGGCGGCTGTGCTCGCACGCAGGGTCGCGCGCCGCGCCGATCCTCTCAAGGCCGAGCACGATCGGCTATGGCGGCTGGAGCACAAGCGCAAGTTGCGGCGCGCTGCTGGCGCGAAGCTGCGAGAGTACATTGCCGCCTCGACATTCGAGCGGCAGCAATCTCGGCTTGCCGGGCTAAACGCACGGCAGGCGTGGCGTTGGTGGGTATGCGAGCGAGCATCAGCGCTCTGGCTCGATCAGTATTGGCGCGATCATCCGGAGCCGTGGCGCGACAGTCGGCTGACCCACGCCGAGCGATGGTCGCTTCGCTATTCGGTAGATCAACGCTTTCGCAGACTGCAGCGCCAGCGCGCTTCGCTGCGCCGACATGCGAACGCGGGCAGATCAGCCCGGTGGGAGCGCAATGGCACTCGCTGGAGGCGAGCCGCCGAGTCTGAGGACGGCACGCTTACGCTAGAAATACTGGGAGCATTGGAAGCGGAGACTCATTGCGCCTATTGCCTCAGGCCGCTATCTGATCAGAAGTATCAGCGTCACTTAGATCATGGTATGGCCGCTACATTTCGGCGGCGCACATAGCGCGGACAACCTCGTAAATGGCATGCGCAGACTGCAATCGAAGGAAGCATACGACCACGCCGCTGCAGTGGCTGCTGGGAGAGAGCGCCCAAGATATTTTTGGGTCCTGGAACAAAACGGAAGCGCGCGGGTAATTCGGACCCCAGTGCGTAAGCCTACCGGCCCGAAAAAGCCGCTAAAATCTGAAAGGTCATCGTGGACCTTCGAGCGGTTCGTCAGCGCAATCGTTGCCGCGAAGTTCTTCGGCGTGTCGCCAGCGACGATCACGAAATGGCTCGATG